TCTTTGATTGCCGTTACAATACCTTATGCTGAGGTTATTCAATGGGGCATCCAAGTAGTTGGTGGCCTGTTGGGTATTACAGTAGCTATTATCACGCTCTATAACCTGTTAAAAAGGAAAAAATGAATAAAGAATCTATATTAGGAATAGTAAGGCACTTCCTCACGTTTGGGGGTGGTTTTATGACGCAGAATGGGATGGCTTCAAACGACGAAGTTACTACAGGAGTATCTGCTGCTGTAACACTTTTAGGCGTTATTTGGTCTATAATGTCTAAAAAGAAGTGAGGCATTTCTTGAGGATAATAGTATTAGCGTTAGAGGCTTATGTGAATTATACTAGGTCTAAACAACGGAAATACGTTTATGGCCTTGAAGATGAAATTGACCGCCTTGCTGCTGATGGTAGTCCTGCTGCCAAGTTGCGCCTTGAAAGACTTAGTGGGCGACTCAGCATTGAACGAAAGCGCAATATATGATCCGCCTACAATTACCCTAATCCAAGGGTACGATTACCCCTTTAAAGAAGGTAATCTCATGGGGCGTGGGCAGAAGTTCCATAGTGATTATTCCTACAGACGTGCTATAATAATAGGAGATGATAGCAATCTGCGTAGGACACTCTCGACCAAATGATTCAGGTGCAGCTTCTGTAACTGGGGTCACTGAATGGGACTATAATTCCCAATTAGCTGATATGATTGGGGATAGGTTGAAGACTAAATATAAAATATATTCAACCTATAAAGGGAGTAGCTATTGGAGTTCCATGAAATGGCTAGCTAAAACTCTTCGTAATGATGCTGTTGAAGCAGCAGTTGAGTTACACTTTAATGCCGCTACTCCTTCTGCTACAGGACATGAGTGGCTATACTGGAAAACTTCTGAGAAGGGGAGGCTTTTCGCTCGTGCTTTAAGAGATTCCTTTGAAGATTGTTTCCCTCAGTTACGGAGCAGGGGTATTAAACCCCGACAGAAAGGTAGCAGGGGAGCCGCTTTTCTTAGGTTAACTCACTGCCCAGCCATAATTGCAGAACCTTTTTTTGGTAGTAATAACGAGGATTGGGAACTTGCACTAAAAAGCATGGAAGGAATAGCTACTTCAATAGCAGGAGGAATTGAATTATATAAAGATCTTTCTGAAAGGTGGTAGTGTGGGTCTTCCAAAATCTATTGCTATTGCAGGACACCGAATAAAAGTAGAGGCTGTCCCTTTTGGAGATGACGACCCGCCATATGGTTTATATTTCCACGACAAAAAACTTATTCAAGTTAACAAGAAGATTAAAGGTAAGATCTTATTAGATACAATAAGACACGAAATGATGGAAGCCAGTTTGCTATTAAGTGGCGTTGGTTGGCTAGAATCATATGAACAAGAATCTGTTGTTCGATGCATGGAAGAAATATTTTTTCCTGCATGGGAGACTTTTTTGAAAACATATAAAACATGAAAAATTTTGTTGAAGAAGACTCAGAAACAAAAGGTAGACTTTTACGATATAGGATAAAAGGAAAAGACATAGAAAAATCACAAGACATGTGTGATGATATGGGCGTTCTACCTAATTCTTTTACCCGTGGCATGGGAAGAATGGTTGGTTTTTTGGGGGAGATAGCCGTAAATAAATTTATACCAAGATCTAAATATGTAGGTAATAAAGTATTTAAATATGACCTTGTTAAGGGCAAGCATAAAATAGAGGTTAAAAGCAAAACCTGTACAAGTAGTCCTAAAGAGCATTACGTAGCTTCTGTTAACGGGCCTAAAAATATTGATCCTGCTAACAATGTGTACTTCTTTACAAGAGTATCAAAAGATTTAAGATATGTTTGGATAGTAGGTTGGATATCTACAGAAGATTTTTTTAAACGATCTGTCTTTAAAAAGAAAAACGAAACAGATGAAGAGGGGTTTGTATATAGGGTATCGGGGTACCACATAAAAATAAAAGATTTAGAATTACCTAAAACTTTCATTCATAAGGACTGAGGTCTCCCAGTTCTTCAATAGTATATATGTAAGTAGGGGAGTTAGCCCCCATATAGCTTCCTGCTACATTAAACCAAAAATGCTCATCGGCTTCCTGTCTAGGCATGTCTTCTGCAAGTATATCTATGCATTTATTAACTGACATAACCGCTTTGATGGAATCACCATCAGCAGTTACTCCTACAAATGCTCTTTCAAAACCTTCAGGGTAAATAATTTCCTCATCAGGATAATTAAGCTCTATATAATTTAGAATTTGTTTCTCAGTCGTCATCGAGCATACCTTTACCTAAATCATACTTAGAATCAAGATCAATTGACCACAATTTTCCTCCCCCTTTTCCTTGAGACCTTACAGACCTAATATTTTTATTATTAAATGAGGCCTCCTCTAAAGAGTGCATACCTCTTCTAAGTAGTTCTTGGTTATGTGATAGCCCAATATGCCTCCCGTCATTAAGACTTAAAATTAAAGATTGGAGCTCTGTTAATGTCCCGTGCCAAGCTTGTGTATTATCTACATCTAAAGCACTTCTAGCGTGTTTGCAGAACCAATCAATTAGCTCTGCTATAGAACTTCTACTTGAGTTATCGTAAGCGGCATCCGCTATTAAGGGGTCTATGTACCCCTTAATTCCATACCGTTCCGACCCCTTTAATCTTGGAGGTATGGACATCTCAATAAGCTCTCTTAACAAATAGGGCATTTCATCCCTAATTTTAGCCTCTAATACTTCATTAGGAGGGAAATTGCTAGTAGCGTTTTTGCTAACTAATAAAGCCATAATTTTATCTGAATTACTTGAATCTAAAGCAGGTATAACAGACAGGCTATTTGCATCTAAATTCGCTGACATTATGATCCTACCAGTCCAAGGAACAGTAACTGGGTCACAATACTTAGCATTATATTCAATCTTTGGATTAGCTACTATCCTTTTGTTAATTTCAGTAGCCTTCCTTTGGTCTTGAAAAGAAGCAGCACTTAATGTGTCATCAACAACCCATATTGCTTTAGCAGCTAACTCCTTATTAAAGGTAGTATTACCTGCTATATAGTCACTAGCGTCTGCAAAACCCCCCATAGAGTCAGCTATGAATTTATTTGATAAAAGAGTTTTGCCCTTATTAGTTTGACCTACAATAATAAAACACTGCCCTTGGGCTTTTGTTTTGTTTAAAATAGACAGGTAGGCTCTTTGCCACCAAGCAAAAAAATTATCAATCCCATTATCAAAAAGTTGTTCTAAGAAGTTTAAGGAAAATGCACACTTAGAGGGATCTCTTGTTTCTGAAGGTAAAACAGGGCTAAGACTATTACTATTTAATATTTTATTAGAGTTATACCTGACAACTCTTTCTTCATTCCAAAGACAAGGAGCTACCTCTGTAACCCTGTTGTGTTTTGCTATAGCAAGTTTAGCGGCCTCTACCTCATTTAAAGCTTTTCCTTTTGTGTTCTTTAAAGAAAATCCTCTATTTCTAAGTTCTAAATGTAAAAGATTCTCAGGTATAGTTACTGGAAACCCCTCATCGAGAGTGTAATAATTTTTACCATTAAACCAAAACTCGTCATATAAAACGCCAAATTTTTGGGACTCATACTCTTTAACAAACTTCTTCCCAAATAAATCTACCCAGCTAACAAAAGCTTTTTCCGCTCTTGTTGAGTAACACACAAGGCCATCTTCAGTAACTTGACAACCTTCTGATGCCTTAAAAGGCTCAACCCAAAACAAAGGCCCACGAGATCCTACTTGAAAATCTCCTGTCCATTTGTTTGGATATTCTTTTTGTATCTGATCGTATATTTTTTCTAAAGGTATTGAAGTCTCTCCTGAAGAAGGGGCATTTTTTAAACCACAATCAAACAATACAGACTGGTAAACATTAGCTTCCACAGGCTTCCCTACTTTTTTCCAGTCCCACCCAAAGTGAAATGTTTGAGAAGCTTTATATGAACAATTATCAAAACCTGCAAAGTGTCTTTCTGCACCAATACGTTCTGCAAACTTTTTCATAAAAGCTTCATACATAGGAGCAGGTATAAAAATAGGTTCCTCAAAAGGAAAAACTGTTCTAATATAATTAGAATAAGTTTTGCTTATGTACATAGGGCATACATACTTTTCATCAATTGCCTGTAAAAGCTCAGGCATTACTTCCCATTCAGCAGGAGCATCATAATCAAAAACAGCTCCATAAACTTTAAGTACTTCGTTAGTTTTACTAATCCTTTCAGTAGGACTGTCCCCTTCAGCCAAAGTATAAAAAACAGATTCAGTCTTAGGAGAGGCCTCCCACTCTTTAAATTTTTGTTTGGTAGGAAATTTCTTTTTCGTGTCTTCATACGAAAGACCCGTCTCAACATTAAGAGGGTCTTTAAATGTATGAGTGTCCTTAGAGGTATGGTTTTTTATATATCTAAACATCTTACTTGTCGTATCTTTCTAATATTTGACCTTCAGCATCTAAGGGAATGTCAGAGATCCATGAAGGAGGGGTTTTCATTATAGAGATAACCTTGTCTAAGGTTTCCTCTGCGTCAGCTTCGTCACATTCAATTACTACTTCGTCATGTACGTGGCAAATTATTTTAATCCCTTCTGCTTCCATACGAAGCATAGAATCACAAAAGATATCTCTAGCAAGTGCTTGAGAAGCATTCTCAGCAAGGAGACCCCCATAGAGTTTCATTAATCTTCTAGCGGAGTTCCTAACTACCAAGCCATAGTACTCATGGTATATTTCTTTTTTAATATGAGATATTAAGCCGTAGTTTAAGCTTCTCCCAGAGGGTAACTTTATTTTAAAAGGCTGTTCGGCTCTTTCCGAAGAACGCAGGTTGACATTAAGAGAACTCCAATATTTTACAATCTTACTCATCTTTTCACGGTACAGATCTACGGCCTCTTTTGAGTCCTCTAAAGACAACCCTGAAACATCAGAAAACTTTTTATGACCTACTCCGTACCCACACCCTAAAACCATTGCTTTAACTTTGTGCCTTAGAGAAGAATCTGCTTTTTTTAAACTTTCCTTAGAGTTCTTATCCCATAAACCAAACTGGACAGCAAACGCTTCATAAATATCATTAGACTCTTTTATTACTTCTAGAGATTTTTTATCCTCTGCAAGCCAACACAAGGTTCTAACTTCAATTTGAGATAGGTCTGCTACTATAATCTTTTTACCCTCCTCAGCTTTTATTAAATGCCTTAGGTTACACCCAAACATTTCGCCTCTAGGTAAATTTTGTAAGTTTAAATTACCCCCCGACCCACTAAACCTACCTGTAACAGAAGCCCCAAAATACATTATGTTCCCGTAGAACCTAAGATCAGAGTACGTAGCATTTTCAAAACTTTCTATCTTCCTCTTCACGGAGTTCACTCTTCTATAGTTCCTAACAGATTGAATCCATACATATTCTTTACCGTTCTTTTTAATCCACTCGTTAGCTTCTTTGTTAGTTAAAGCCAAACTTTTTGGAGGTTCCACCCCTGCTTTTCTACACTCAGCATTAAACGCTTTTCTTGATAAAATAGGGGCTTTGTCTATCCAAGGAATAGTGTTCTCTGTTTCAAATAAAAGCACATTTATTTTTTCTTTTTGTTTTTGTAATAGCTCAACATCTATAGGTAAACCCCCTTGAGAAGACTCTCTATTCATCCTACTAATTTCTCTTTCCCTTTCAGGCCAAAGGGGGGATAACTGTTGCCATAATTGTAAACAATACTCACTGTCTTTAGTGGCGTAGTCTAAAACTTCCTCTTTAAAAGCCTCATCCATCTTACTCCACTCCTTACCCTTCATGGCATCTCTAGTTTCCTTACTTAAAGAAATATCTAAAACTTCTTCTGATGCTTTTTTTAAAGATCGAGGATGCCCACAATAAACAGACATATCTGCGGTGCAGTGCCACTCTTTGTAATTAACGGGGAGCCACCATTGTTTCCTGACCCCAAACAGGTAAAGGCTTTGATCAAAAGAAGCATTATGAGAAAGTACTATGTTCCCTTCTAAAATAGACCAGTCAAACTTCTTGGGGTCTCCTACAAATTCATACCCATTATCCCCTACCACGCTAACAAGGTAAGGGTCAAAATCAGGGTGGGAAAAATACCCAACAGGCCCAAGCACTCTAATAGAGCAGTGCTTGTCATAATATGATTCGAAATCTAGGGCGTAAGTAATCATTGAATAATATGGGAAGGAGTAGCCCTGATGGCCCCTCGACCATCAAGGCTTTGTGCAAGGGGAGACCTCCTACAAACTCCCCTTACTTGCTGACATAGCAAACTTATTCTTCGGTATTCCCCTCCGAATTATTTGACTCCTCTTTTAGGGTTGCGGTGCTAACTTTATCATCAACCGTCCAAGTTGCTGTGTTGGTAGTTGAAACAAAGTCCCCTTCTTTCTTTATAGTTTCACTAAAGAAATTGATCAGACAATCAATTTTCATTTGCTCTTGCTGTAATAAAGCAGTTTTAGTTACTAGGTCTTTTTTAATCTCCACCAAACTTTTTTGATGGTCTAATATAACTTGTTTATATTGATTTGGTATTTCAATACGGTCAGAGTCCGTAGTAAATGTTTTACTGTCTACAGTATCCATCTCTTTAATTTTATCTTCTAATTCACTCATGATTTTAGCTTCCTAAAAGTTGACTAAAGGTTACTGCTTCTTGGGGAGCATTTTCACTTGTTGGTTTAAGTGTTGGCACAAACCAACTATGCTGACCTTTTGTGATAAGTTCAGTTCCAAAAGACCATACTTTTTGGCTTATTGGTAAAGAACTATTAAACAACTGAAACGTGTTAAGTTTTTTATAAGTAAACTTATACCCGTCTTTGCTTACGTTAATTACTCCAAGTGCATAGTTCTCATCCCCAATTGGGTACTGATAAATGTCATTGTCATCATCAACATTTTCTGGCTGAGGCATTAAAAAAGTAATGTCTGCAAATACAACCATCTTGCCATATTCGGTATCACTTTCTATTTCCGCTCTTTCAGCTTCGCTCCATGCGAGTCTAGGCATTTCATCATTACCAAACGGAACATTTTCTCTCCATCCCTTTTTCGTGTGCCCAATGATAACATTAATTCTTTCGTCTTTCTCGAAAAGAACGTCCGACTTATCAATAACTACCCCACCTACTGGGCCTTCAATACTACTCATCTTTTGGATGACATTTAATCTAGGGATATCTACATCCTCTAGTGAAACTACAAACCCACTGTTATTAGGTTGGCCTGTAGTAATTTCTGCGTTTTCTGTTTTTACTATTTTTTCTTTTTTATCTTTAACTGCGCTCATATTTAATGATTAATATTTTATATTTATGTTTTAGTTTTTTGGTTACCCAAAATTATTTTTCTGATAAAGTGTACCTTTTTTCAGAGTAATTGATTATATCTTGTTCTTCTAACTCAGCAAGAAAATCTTGGGCTGCCTGCCCTTTTTCTCCTTCAGGAGCTTTTTTACTTACTTCTTTTGCTATAGATCCTAAAGGCATTCGGACAGTATCGATTATTTCTTGAGGAGATAAACTATATTTTTCTGCAATTTCGATTAATTTTTTGTTATCTGAACAAGATCTCGTAGACCCCATTGATTTTAATCGAAGGGTAGGGAACTCATTTCCTGCCTTAGCCACTTCGACTGCCTTAGATTTTATACGGGTAGCCCAGTTACTAACTATTTTAGCTACAACCCAAAGTTGTTCTAAAACTTCAGGGTCATCAGGATTAGATATGTCTATTCCCTCTTCAGGTAACATAGACAACCTTTGAGCAACTTTGATCGCTATAGCTCCGCAGGCGGGGCATCTGTCCTCAAACATGCAAAACCTGCAATTGACTGAAGGAGAAAGCTCCTCTAGTTCAGGGGCTCCTGTGTCCCATTTAGGGCGTATTTCTTCTCCTTTAAGGATTACATCTTTTAGTTGTTTTGTAAGCCCCTCAATGTCATCTCTAGTAAAAGTTTCGTGGAGAACTTCATTTCGTACAGGTATGTAAAAAACAAATATTATTTCTTCTACTTCAGGAAAAGCTTGAAACGCCCCTAAAGTATATGCCTTTGCTTGCCAATTACTTCGTGGGGAGTCTATAACAGATATACCTGTTTTGTAGTCGGCCATTATGGCCTTATCCCCCCTAACTAAAAACCTATCACAGGTACCCCACGTAGCTGTCGGGCCTAAGTCAACAGTGACTTGAATCTCGTTCATCTCTTCAAACTCAGATTCCCCAAAAATACTTTTATTAAATTCGTCTTCGTCTTTTACTATTTGCTCATATATTTCTAACTCTTCTTCATCGTGTAGTGCAGACGGGTCTCTTATCTCTAAGGCTTCGTGGATTCTAGTTCCTTTCTCAGCAGCAGCGTTTGTACCTGAAGTGCTTTTATACCCTGCACACCCTGCTACGTACTTTAAACTTGAGGGACTAAACTCTGCGTGTCCTCTACTGGTGTGGTCTGGTGTTTCAGTCATTTGATCCTGTATGTAATGTGTTTAAGTTTGCTAATTTTGTGGTTATTGATTTCACAACGGTCTCTTCTACACTGCCTGCTGCTACTAGGACTTTTTGGAGAGCATGGCTTTTTGCACCATTACGGTGAATCCTGCCTAATGCTTGTAAATGATCTTTAGCAGAAAAGGTAGGACTAATTAAAGCCACTCTAGGATAAAGCCCCTGAGTGTCATGTAAACTTAACCCTGTACCTCCTGCTGCTATATTCACCACAATGATTCGTTTTTCGTCCAACATAAAATTATCTATCTCTGACTGTCTTTGCCATTGGTTTTGGCCGCCCATGATACTGAGACAATCAAGTTGTTCTGTTAGAGCTAGTACAGTGTCTTTAAAATTAACAAAGATAACTACTGACTTACCCTGATCAATTAAGTCTCCTGTCATCTCAACAATGTCAGGTACCTTCAATGATTCCGCCAGTTGTCGTGCTCTTAGTATATTAACAATATCAAACTCATGTTCAGTGACGGAACCTTTTTCTAAAAACTGTTCTACAATGTCAGGGGTAATTCCATAGTCATCGTAGGCTTCTAATATTTTCTTAGAGTCTTTAAATTCTAATGCTTCAATGAATACTCTATTCTCTTTAAATGAGTCAGGGAAATCATGGATAGTAAGCCTGTAGGCTGCTCCTTGTTCACCATACATTGTGCAGTGTACATCTTTTAATTTTTTACGACTTAGTAATTTCCATTTACCCCAGTTGTCTACACTACATCCATTCCTGTGCATCCAACTGTGCCAACTGTTTGGTCTTTTGTTAAGATTGTGAAGTCCTAACATAAATCCTAAAGACCTCATTTCGGTAGGGTCTTCCGCTGCTGTAGCCGACATAGCATGAATCAAGTGGCATCCTTCTTCGGCTTGTTGAACTAAACTAATTAACAACTGGGCGTTTTGAGTCCACGGCCCTTTACATTTATGAACCTCATCGAATATAATAAAGGTAGGCTCTTCAAATAACCATTTCATTATTTTCTTCCCCTTCTTTGAGAGGAAAGCTGTCTTACCTGTACGTATTCTTTCGTAATTCATCACGCAGTCGGGTTCCACCTCCATGTCTATCATTTCCCTGTCCCACATAGTTATAACTGCCTTTGGGCATATAACGGCTACACGCATACCCAATTGTTTAGCTAAGTAGGTGGCTACCACTGTTTTTCCCGTACCCACTTCGCTTGTATCAAGAGTGTGTCTGCCTTGTTTTAAGCAATATAAAAAGTGGTCTGCTGCTTTTTGTTGAGGAGGATATAAAGTTTTCATTAACTTCCTAATACTACAGGAAGACGAACATGTCCAAATTTTTTTTAAGAAAAGTTAAATTCGTACTTTTTAATGTAATGAGCTATTAAAAAAGCGTCTATCATTCCATCGTGAGGTTTAGTCGCTCTTGAGCTTTTTAACCATTTTTCTAAAGGTTCTATATTAGAAGCTATCTCAAAAGCTTTTTGTTTAGATTGACCTTTGTTAAATTTCCCTAACATAGATTTTTGCCAATCTCTGACTATTACACAACGATGTCTCCATCCTTGAATTTCACACAGTCCCAAAAGTTTACCAAAAGATAAAGCCATTGATCTTACTGCTTGTGAAGATCTTGCATGTCTTAGGGGCTCTTCTATGGCTATAAATAAATCTTTGGGGGCTACATCTAAACCTAATATCCATTGATATGTTTTATATGTATCTACTTCTCTTTTGCCACACCTCTCTAATGTTTTCATGGGGGTCTTATCTATAATAGATCCCGTGCTAGATGATATCCCTACCAACCCTCCGTCTAGTCCATTGTCTATGCCGACGATAGTCATTTAGGAATAACTAAAGGAGAGATTATTAATCCTCCTATTTCGTCAGCGGGTAAATACACATCTATGTTTTTTCTAAGACTTTGCAAAAACATTACCTCACGAGCACTAGAAGGAAATACTCTATAGTAAGTTCCTACAAGACAATCTTGTCTAAAATAAAAATCGTTTCCTTTATTTTCCCTTACAAGAACTTTTGGGTTTTCCGTTATTATTCTATCTATAAACAGTTTGCCTTGTTTTTTCATTATGCTTCGGGTTCCACATCAATTATTTTTTTTGGCTTAACTTCCACAGCTCCTTTGCCCGCATCAGTCTTAGTGTTATTTAAAATATTTATATCTATTTGTAACCCCTGAGGAGCTGTACCCCCTCTGGTATCAATGTTAAGATTTCTTCTAATTAACTGATCAAGTTCACTTAGCTCTCTAATAGTTCGGGGCCCCCTTAGATTCTTTATATTGTCCCTTAATAATTTTATAGCTGAGGCTGCTACGTAACTTTGATACTTTTCTGCGGGGCTACTTTTTGCTTCGGCTGTTTCAAGAATAGCTCGATCTTCTTGCTCTCTCGCTTCCATCTTAGCAAGACGAATAGCCTCTTGAGTTTTTTTGTCTAGGTTGGCTTCTAAAGCTGTTTTGAGGGGGTCTTCATCATCAGGTCTTGGGTTTAAAGAATGAGGATTTTTCTTAGGTTCTAGCCCTTCTGCTCTAAACCACCTCCTTAGTGTAGATACGTTGACACCAACTTCTTTAGCAATATTTACAAAAGTATAATCTTCATTATACAATTCTAATGCTTTTTTTAATAGCTTTGATTTTTTTGTACTCTTAGACAATTCCCTTAATATATACTAAATTTATTGTAAATCTTCAACTTTATATGAGTAAACCGAATAAACTTGAGCCCTACTTAGATGCTAAAAACCAAAAAATTATTGTAGGGGGTTTAGAGATACCTCCAACAAATACATTAACTGCACTATTGTTTGGTTTCGCCCATCATACTAGTGTTAGGGCAAGAGAATATTATTTTTGGAGGATATGTGACCTTTTATGGAATAACGAAGATCTACCTGAAAAACTTATGGTAAGACATCCGTGGGCTACTTCTATGATTAAAGCGGCCCTCAAAAATAAATACTTAGCAGTAGGAGGTGCTGCTTCTTCTGGCAAGTCACATACAATGGCTGCCTATGCCATAGTTTGTTGGCTCGCTGCCCCAAGGGATACACTGGTTCTTTTAACCTCAACCACGTTACGTGAAGCACGAAAAAGGATATGGGGTTCAGTAATCACCTTACTAAATGTTATAAATGGTGCACCGTTCAGGATACGGGATTCAATAGGTAATGTTGCTTATATAAACGAAAAAGGGACATTAATAGAAAAAGCAGGGTTAAGTTTGATAGCTTGTGAGAAAAGCAAAGAGAAAACAGCAGTTGGTAAGTTTATAGGAATAAAACAGAAAAACGTCGTTGTTATTGCTGACGAGCTTAGTGAGCTTAGTGAGAGTATTTTGCAAGCGGGTCTAACAAACCTGTCTAAGAACCCACGGTTTCAGTTAATAGGTATGAGTAACCCTGCGTCTAGATATGATGCTTTTGGAGTTTGGGCACAACCTGAAAAAGGTTGGGACTCTATAGAAAGTGATGCAGATGAATGGAAAACTAAATACGGAGGGCGTTACCTCAGACTAGATGGGGAAAGGTCACCAAATATTTTAGCAGGGGAAACTATATATCCGTGGCTTCCAACGGAAGAAAAGTTAGCAGAAGACAGGGAATTGTTAGGCCCTGATAGTAGAGGATATAAACGAATGGTGTCAGCAGTATTCTTTGAATCTGATGAAGAAGAAACAATATATAGTGAAACAGGTATAGCTCGTTCGGGTTCAATGGGTTCCGTCGCTTGGAAAGGTACTCCTGTTGCCTGTGCGGGTCTCGATCCTGCTTTTAGTAACGGTGGGGACAGATGTATTTTATATACTGGTTTAGTAGGATATGACCAGTCTGGGCATTACGTCTGTGAATTAAAAGACTTTATAGCCCTTTTGGACGATGCCACCAACTCAGCGGTGCCCCGTTCTTACCAGATTGTGAAGATGTTGAAGGATGAGTTGCAGAAGAGGAAGATTGATCCTTCAAATCTTGCGGTTGACTCGACGGGTGCTGGTAATCCTTTCTGCGACATAATCGAAGCAGAAGGGCTTTTAAACATTTTAAGAGTTTCATTTGGAGGGAAGCCGTCAGAAAAGAAAGTTTCTGTAAATTCTAAACTTATAGGTACAGAGCTTTATGCTAACAGGTGTAGTGAGTTATGGTTTGCAGGAAAAGAGTTAATGAGAACAAAGCAACTGTTGGGCATATCTAATGAGTTAGCGGCTGAAATGACAGGCCGACGTTTTGATATGTATAAGTCAGGCTCGTTAAAAATGAAAGTAGAAACCAAACCAGATTTTAAATCAAGGCTGGGGAAGTCCCCTGATATTGCGGATGCTGCTTTTCTTTGCATTGACGTTGCACGTCAAAGACTTGGCCTTGTTGCGTCGGAACCCCCTAAAAACCAAGGAGTTGGAATGTCAGGGCCTACAAAATCTATGAAGGGTTTGACTAAAATATTACAAAACTCTCAGATATAAAGGGGGGAGGGGGTATAAACTTTAATATACGATGCTCGCACTTTCTACTGTACAGTAGAAATAGCGTGAGGTTCTAAAGAAACTTATATATATAGAGGGGGCTAAATGACTTTTTGACTTTACGTGACAACAAATTAAATTATTAAGACTCTTTAAAATTTAATAATATATTACTAATATGGCTGTTTCGGATCTATTTAAATCTTTATTTAAAAACAAAAAGAAAAAAAATAAAAACTATGACCCTTCTAATCCTGCAAGCCCCACTAAGTTTTTAAAAGGTAAGGAGAATACTAAGCCAACACTTACTGAGCCTGAATTTTTTCCACTCAAAAAGACAGATTCTAAACTTGCTTCAGAAATTGCTACTGCCAAAAAGTTTAAAAATTATGCTTTAGATGTTGGAAGAAACGCATCGACACCTATTCCTTCGGACGTAGAAATTGTAGGTAGAGGTAAATCCGCAACAAGAAGGATTGGGACTAACGACCCAGAAATGGGGTATGAGGGTACGATAAAACCTTTAGGTATACAGAAACCCCGTTCAGAAGATCAACCTGATAGGAACGTCGTACTCATGGGGATAGCGGATAGGAGGGCCGCCAGAAAAGAAGCAAATAAAAAAAGGTACGAAGAACAAATAGCAGCTCGAAATAAAAGAGTAACGGCAATGCGGGCAAAAGGAGGTCAGTTTAGGCCAACTAATTTAAAACGGGAAGAACTTAATGCCCTAAGGCAAGCCGTCCGTGATCAAGCTTTTACTGAACCATTGGGTCGGAATACACCGTTAGGTAAAGCATCTGCTAATAGACAGCAGAGACAACTTGCTATGAAGCAAAGGAACATTGATTCTAAAGCTAAAAAAGAAGCAGAAAAAAAGAAGAAAACCGATAATCAAGATTAAAATAAAGTTTATGAGTTTAGAAGATTTATTATCAACAGTACAACCTTTCGGGCAATCTATGGCTGCGGGGAAGAGATCAGTAGGCCCACGTTCTGCTAAGTACAGAGTAGCTGCTCGTAGGCTCGGAGGTAAGTTTACTCCAGAAGGCAGAGAGATGTTAATGAAAGGAGAACAGCTTCGTTTGATGGAGCCCAACATAGCTACTCCAGAGTCTAGAGACTTAATGAATAAAGGGGAGCAAATTAAAGCTGCATATGCGAGTGGGGGTCTAGATCTTGCTAAAGATTTGAAACCTTTAAGGCAGCAGTGGTTCCAAGATGTGCAAGCTTCAAGTTTATCTTCAGAAGATAAAGAAGGTATTCGTCAGATGTTTACTAAAGATTTTTTAGACGCAGGTAAAGAGTTAGACGCAGAGGCTCAAAGGAATTTTAATTTAAAAAGCCAACAACTTGGACTAAAAAAATCCAAACAAGACATCCAAAATAATAAAACTATTCTGGAAACAGGCAAACTTAGTTTAGAAAGTGCTAAAAGAAAAGACACTAGAGCCCTTAATGAGTTAAATAATGAAGCTTTAACTTCTACTTTTATTGATGAACAATTAATGAATTTGGAAAACGCAGAAATGTTAATTACGAGGAACCTTGACGGGTCAATAAAAGATATAACTCCATTTAAATATGAGGGAGAGGAAAAAAAGAAAGCTGTAGCTGAGGCTCGTGAAAGAACACAAAATGCTATTACAAAGCATTTAGCTCAAAACCCTGACTTAAGTCCATCGTCTTTAAGAGCCCTTGACAGTTTAGCTCAACAAGTAGGTGTGCGTGTTAAGAGAGCAGAAGCACTTGAAGATAGACAGCAATCATTTAAGCAGGGAATAGTAAGTATGATTGCAAACATGGCTATTTCTAAAGGCGTTGAGGGTATTGACCCAACTGACCTAAGTGAAACAAACATAACAAATATGCTAACGAAGGTAGCGAAGGCCAATAAAGCTGACTACCAAAGGAAAAATAATGCAAGACTTGTAGATAATATCTTAGCGGTGACTAAAGAAATTTCATCTCCATACATGGACTCCTTAAAAAGTTTTCCTGAGAGTGGTGCTGACTTCAAAGCAATACCAAGAACCAGTTCAGAAGCGGCTAGAGCACAACTTGAATCATACATTGAAAGAGCAAAAAATTTCCTTGAGGATCTTGAGATTGAGTCTCCAGAGGTAAGTGAAAAAATATCAGAATTAGAAGCTAGAATAAAAGCGGATGAATTTTTAAATGTTAGCAAAGGGGTAGACGGTCAAAAATATTATATGATTTCAAATGCAATTGAAAACGTAATGGTTAGCATAAACTCACTTATCTACGGAGATAAGAAAAGAGTTCTTTCTAAAGAACAACAAGATGCTCAAGATGCCTACGGTAATAAACCTTAAGTTTATATTTTATGTCTGAAAATTTTAAACAAAAAGAAAGTTTAGCCTTTGGTTCTGTTACAGAGCACAACACCTTTGAAATAGACCCCTTACTAAAAAATGAAAACGACGAACCCGTTGAACCTGTAAATCAACTTGCTAAGTTTGCTCAGAATAGAATTATTAGCGGGATAGCGCAGGGAGAAAATGTTTATAAAAAACTTAATGCAGAATTAGAAAATTCTTACAAAAGAGCATTAGAGTTAAATCCAGATATAGGCTCTTATGGAGATTGGCAAAATATAGTATTACCCAACACGGTTGACCCAAAGAAAGAACTAAGTCTTTTCGAAAAATTAGATCAAGGTTTAGTTGAAACTGATGGAGTTCTTGTTCAAGAATTTAAAAAGTTTACTGATGATCCTAGTTATGTTTCTCCTGAGTTGGCAGAAGCTCAAGACAAATTTAATAACCTTAAACGAATAGCTATTGGGACTAGCCGCTCCGAAGAACAAGATCCTGAATCTTCTACAAGTTTACCTTTTGTATCAGTTAAAGATGAAGAGGGCCAAGATATTGTTTTAACCCAGAATGCTGAACAATTAACTACTGAGCATGATTCTTTAGAGAAAGCCTTGAGGGTGTCTCTTGATAGTGGGGCCTTAAAACCAAGAGATTTACTAGCCGTAGCTAGTAATTTAAAATTTGCAGAAGGCACTGGAAAAACTTATTCCGATTTACAAAGAGAATATGAGTTAACATTTAAAGTTGTAGGTTTCACAAACGAGATACTTAACCAAGCACAACAGGTAAAAGAGCGAACGGGGGATAGTCCAAGATTATATCACTTTAAAGGGGACTCTGACTTAGTTAAGTCTTTAAATGCACTAACACTTGATATTAGACTAGATCACCAAGAGCTAACTAATACTACTGACACAGTAGATCCTGAAAAGCGGTACTTATATGAGAAGCTCCCCGCTTTTGCTCGTTTTGCATTGCTCGCAGGTACCGCACAATGGGAAGGAATAAAGTCAAAATACCGTGACTTTTTCCCGAAGCCAGACCCATTAAATTTTGGGGTACCCCTTACTCCTTTAGAAGAGCCTTTAAACCACGCCCTAGAAAATTTATCTGAAGACGACATTAACTTCAGTAAAGATAAATCAGCTATAGCTGAAAGGTTTAGAGAAAAATTCCAAATAACTAATTTATCAGATGACCAAGTTATTGAGTCTGTAAAAAGAGCATTACACACACAACTCCATAGCAGTGGATTACTTCCGTATATTATCGACGAAAAAAGTTTATTTTTAAATATTAAGAAAGAGGAAAACTTTGGAATAACTGTCCACCCCGATTTATTTGTTAATAGAAAAGCTTTTGAAAAAGCAGTTAAACAACACCCTGATTTAACAAAAAAAGACATTGAAGTTGTAAAAGAAAAAAGAAAATTATTTTATGCTTCTCAAGCCCGTGAACTTGAAGACCTTATTTTTAGTAGTGCCCCCACTACAAAAAAATGGTTAGAAGCAAAAGAGAAAAACTTTAAGTTAAAGGCAGAAGATCAAAAAGATTTAGCTACTATTCTAGAAGAGTTTTTATCCGACGATGAAAACTTTAGTTACTTATCAGATAACTTGAGAAGCTTTGGTTTTTCGGCTGTCTCCTCTGTGCCTATGATTTACCATAGCGTAGTAGGTGCTTTAGGTTCTGAGAGCTCAACAAACAAAGCTATAGAAATACAATTAAGAAAAGACGAAGGCAAACAACTTTCTTCGGCTTTTGGAAGAGGAGGATTCTTTTTAGATGTATCTAATGTAGCAGGTGATTTAGTCATTGATTTAGGAGCTACAGCACTATCAGGAGTTCCCGCAAACTCAGCAGCTAAAAAATTAGCTCTAGAAATAGCTGGAAAAAAATTAGCAGCCCAAGGATATAAAATATCTAAAATAAAAGGAACTACTAATGCTTTACATGCTGCTTTCTTTTCTACAGATACAGCATCAAAAAAGAAACTTGCTGCCCAGCTATTGACAGCAGGAACAATTACTCCCCTTAAAACAAAGAAATATACTGAGGGTATTGTAAAAGTTTTGGCAGATGACTTCGCTGCTTTGTCTTTATCTAACACAGAAAAGCTTACTGACTTAGGAGCCCTTGCATTTAGCGTAGGGGCCCCCTCAGGACTGAGGTCAGCCTCATATGCCTATTCTTCTTATATGCAGGCTCTTCCTGATAATTTAAGTTTTGATGAGAAGAGGAAAAGGGCCGTACCTTTAGCTATTGCTAGAGGGGCCCTAACCGCTGCTATAACTGTAGGGGCTTCTTATCTTGGGCGAGGAGGTGCTGAAGCTGTAGTGGCGAAAAGGCCAAGTAAACTTATGGAGCTTAGGGGATATAAAGCGACTAAGAACGCTTTAGAAAATCTAGCCAAAATGTCAAGAGCAACTGATAAGGTAGGTAAAGGTTTACTTGTTTCGGAGGTAGCTGAGATAGCGGCTGCTATTGCGAGAAATGGCCTTAGGAGGTCTATGCTTTTTGGATTAGGGGCTAAGACTGTCCTAACAGATTTAGCAAAAGTAGGAATCGATGAAGGTATTGAAGAGGGACTTGATGAATTTTTAGGTAGCTTTGTCGATGAGTATGCGACAGGTAATAATATTACTTTAGGAGAAAGATTAGGTTCTACTGCTTATGCGGGGTTACTCGGTTTAACTATGGGGGTTGGCGTTTCAGGTACCGCTAAAGTTATTGGGGCTGCTTCAAGCAAATTGGGTATAGGGGATACAACTAAATCAACTGAGAATGTATATAGGCAATTAGTAGATATGGTAATGGAAGAAGCTTCTACTTTAAATGAAGCTGCTTCTAACGCTAGGAACGCCCAAGCTCCTCTAACTGCGGAAGTCTTGGAACAAAACAGGGAGCAGCTTCTAGCTGGAGTTGCTAAAAATCCTGTTGCTTCGGCTGCTGTTTTTAGAATGAGTGTTACTAGAGACACTAATATATCTGAAGAAAGAGAGTCGAGTGAAATTGTAACTGTAAACGCTGAAGACGTTACAGGAGTATCTGAAACTACTAATGAGAAAGGAGAAACAATTTTTGCCGTTGAATACTCTCCTGTAGACGCTTCAGGGGAAGTGCTTACTGCTTTTACAAAAAATGCATCGGTTACTAGATTGGATGTCAGAGTAAGAGAAAATTACAAAATTGAACAAGAAATAATCCAACAGATAGAAGAGGAAGTTCTTATTCCTAATGTAGAGGATCAGAATGAAGCTCTAAGAACTGCTGAAGGTATCGAAGCGGCTACTAATAATTTTATTAAAAAGCATAAAGTTGCTTTAAAGAATAACAATATTTCAATTTTAATTGACCCTACCGAAGAGCAACAGCAAGGGTTTATAGATACAGTACAAGGAAACCAAGAGTATCAAATTCTTCAGGGAGCAGAAAGCTCGGTTAAAATTAATGAGGAGGGGACAGTATTTATTATTATAAATACAGCCAACACTTCTGAAGTAACAAACTCTATACCCAAGCAAAGAAGAACTACTTACATGCAGAGCGTTTTTACTGAAGCTCTAGCAAGTTCTTTTGAACTGGTATCTATCAGAGACAAATACTTTGGATTAGAACCAGAAAATCGTGGGGATCTTTCTTTAGAGCAGTTTATTAATCTTGATAGATTAGCTGTGTATGAAGAGATGTCTCAATATGAAAGAGACTGGGCATCCTCTCTTATTCTAGGTGAAGAGGTAACTGAAGGATTATCTGAAAAAGTTTCTAACAGCTCTTTAATTGCGGCTACTCATATCAATTCTCTGCTCCAGTTAGATATGTCTGGGCAGGTTAAAGGAGTTCAGAAAACTGCATGGGCAGGGAAAAGTCGAGGGGGTGCTTTATCTAAAAATGTTAAGCAAAAACTTTTTGATATATTGTCCTACCTTAGAGCTGCTATAAGAACAGCAAGAGATTCTTCTAGTAGAGCGTTCCTTAGAAACCATGTTAATTTTATATCTGATAATTTAACTAAACCTTTCTTTGACGCAGTATCAAATCTTAGTGAAGCACAACAAGCACAGGCTATTGATGAAGCTAGCCAACAAGATGGTGAAATATTAAATCAAAAAGTAAACCCAATAGAAGATTCACCTATACTAGGTAATGTCCCACAGGTTTCTTTAGAAACCGTACCAAAAGAAATAAAAGGGAAGAAAGAGTCAGCTAAACCTTCTATTTTTCCTGAAGGAGAAGTAGGAGATTTAAACTTTGATGATGTAGAGCAACCTTCCGAATCCGATACTGTTATAGGGCGCAACGCAGAGGGGGATCTTATAGTGTTCCAGTCAATGACTTTAGCTGAAGCAGAAGTCTACCTAAGTAATCTAGAAAAGTTAAAGGGTAACTTTATTGAGCAGACAACGCCAGTAAAGATTTTTATATCTCCTAACTCTACACCAAACACAGATTCTAACACACAGATCATACTTCAAACTAAAGTTAACTCTCAAGCTTTTTCACTGAACAGTGTACAGGGTAGCCCTGATACCCCTTCGTTGAGGCAAGCTATAATAGAGAACCCATTGTTTTCTAAAGGCATGGTAGAAAATAGTTTGGATGGAAGCAATGTAGTTTATAAGATAGAAGAAGATCCTGATAACCCTTCTTCGTTTAACTTATATGCTTTCCCTAAAGTTCTTAGGTTTACAAGAGAGCTAACTCCTTCGGATATAGACGCTATTAATACAAACACTGCTGCTGGGGTAGACCCTAAAAAACTTAGTCAAGGGACTGCTCTTGAGATAGCTAAAAAACTTTTTGATAAAACTATACAGGTTCCCTCTAATCCATCCTTTTCTGAAGAAGCTAGTGCAGAAATTGATATCAACACTGAGCTATCCTCCGAAACAGCTAGTGAAGATTACATTGAACCTGTACAGCAAACCAGCGTAGATGGTACAGGGTTAGACACTCAAGATCCACCAAAGGCTAAAAATAAACAAAGAGAAAAAAGAAAGAAACAAGCTAAGAAAATTTATGCTTCTTTACAGCGAAGGCTTCTTAGAGAGGGCACAAGGTTTTTTGAAGGGGTTAGAGAAAGTGGAGCCGCTGCTTGGTATGATCGATCAAAGATGGCAGTGGGTATAAACCCAGAGGTACTATATGATATATTAGTAGATGAAAACAATCTAGCCGCTGCAAAAGCTATACTGAATCTAGCAGTGGACGAAGAGTTAATTCATCAAATTTCTTGGGAAACTCTTTCATATAAAGAAAGACAACAAGCAATTAATGAGCTTTTAAATGCTGATCGTAGAGGAGCAAATGCTCTTATTAGAATGGTACAAGAGTATAACACAGAGATTCAAAATTATACTCCAGAAGAAACTATCCAAATTTTAAGATTAGGACTACCTGAAACAGACTCGTTACCTGCGGGCATTGAAGATACTCCCACTAACAGGGCCCTTAAAGACGAAATAGCTGATTATGTTTTTGAAGAGCTAATAAGAAAACATGTATCGCTTGTTAATGGTAGGGGTGCTACTGAGCCAGATTATGATTTTTTAAGAGGAAAAGATAAAGAAGGAAAATCCACTAAGAAAGTAGGTGTACTAGATGTTTACAAAAAGTATATTGAAAACTTTTTTATTGGCCGCTTGAGAGCTAAGAAAGCATTAAGAAAAGATTCTAAGCTTGGGCCTTATTATGCAACAGCTGTTGCTAAAGTAGCTCAAGAATTTAAAGCCGCTAAAGAAGGATTTAGAAGAAGACCCGATTATGACAAGTTGGATCTAGATATAGATTTAGGAGTATACTCGAAACAGAGTACCTTGATAGGTACAGAAATTTCAACTGTTGCTCCTGAAGAGGAGCAAAGAGAAGAGTGGCTCTCTGAAATTGACCCTGAACAAGTAAAGGCCTCTGTCGTAAAAGGCAGAACAGTAGGCACAAGAAGTCCTTCAGCTAAGGGTAAATTAGGGGAAGGGGCTGATCCTAATAAGGTAGTCACATTAAAAGATCTCAGGGAAAACCCAGAGGCTTATAAGAAGAATGCTTTAATACTTTTAAATTATCCAGTCGTTGCCAGAGAATTTCAAGACGACCCATTACTTGAAAAAGTAAGAAAAGCGAAGGCTCCTGTAAATAAAGCCGAACTCAAAAAGCAACAACTAAGACAAGATATTAAGTCGGCTAAAGATCGTTTAAAGAGTGATCTAGTTACTTACAAAGCGAATGAAAGATCCGACGAACTCAAGCCTCAAAGAAAGCAAGAAGCAGATAGCTTAAAGAAAAAATATTCCGATAGCCAAAATGCGGTTAAAGAAATAGAGAGAGAAGTTAATAAATTAAATAACTCTTTAAAGAGGGCTAACAAAAGACTTAGGGAAACTATAAGTAAAGAGAACAAGAAGATTAATGCTCTTATAAAGAGAGCCCGCTCTGCTGGTAACGAAACTGTTTTAAAAGAACTACAGCAAAGAAAAGTTGATGTAAAGAATATCCTTAGTAACGACGGCAAGACCGCAGAATTAATTGAAGGCATAAATTCCAGCCTTATAGAAGCTAGACAAAGACTTGCTACTATAAAAAAATTATCTAAATCTAATAAGTCTGCTTTTGAGAAAGCTCTGAAAGAATTTAGTAAACCTACAGTTAATAAAAATTCAATCAAATTGTCAGCGTCTCAAGTTGTCACTACTGTAGAGCAGTTTGTAACAGATATTGAAGAAGGCACTCCTGTCCGTGTTGGAGCTAAGGCTCTTATAGTTAAACTCAACGCTATTAATAAAAAAGAAAAAGAATTAAAGTCAGCTATTCAAGATGCTAAGACTAAGACTACGAAGTTTGGAGACGTTTTAAAGAGGCTATCTAAATCAGAAAAAGCATTTCCTATTAATACCGCTGACGAAATATATGCAAGTTTAAATGATGTAGCTCAACAGAACTTGGGAATGTTAATTAAACTATTTCCACAAGATCTTCGTGTGTATGCTTCTCTGTGGTACGATGGGGCTAACATAATAGCTAACAAGTTTGCAAAAACATTTGATATCTCTGTAGAACAAGCGGCTGCTGTGCTTGCTGTATTCAGTCCACAGAAAGACTGGTACATGAACGTATCACTGGCTGAGAGGACAATGCATATATTTAAAGCCAGACAAGCAGCTTTGTTTGATGGTTCAATGGTGTCTAATTTCCTACGAAGAGCAGGGGAGCCAGAGTTAAAGTATGACAAAAACGGCAATCCTTTTTATGAAGGGGATGCGGTACCTGTATATGATGAAGATGGAAACCACACCACTGATGAAAATGGTGTATTACAGTTTGATAACTGGGGCAGTGAAAAAGCCAAAGACAAGTTTGAACTTTCAAAACAAGTTTTAAACTTAGGTTTAGCAGGTAAACGGTTCAACGAGATAGAAGATATTTCTTTCCCCCACAAAGGAAAGCAAAAGAAATTTTCTAAAGAAGCCCTACAGGCTCGTTTTATCAGGATGTTTTCTGAGGCTGCGGAGAACGAAGCTCTTAGAGATCCAAAAACATTTAACGTCATCAGACCAGATGGTGCAATTCTTGAAAGACCTTCTCTGTCTGAGAAAGGAGCTCCGAGATCTATTGCATGGGGTAGCTATAGCACTATTGAAAAAGCAATTAAGATTTTAAATGCAGATCAAGACAACTCAATAGATGTAATATCCAATGAGCTTGGACTGATGCATAAGGTTAGATCTTTTTACAATAATATATCTGACCCATCTAGTCGTGCAGGCCATGTCACTATGGACACCCATGCTGTGGCTGCTCTTTTACTTAAACCTGTCAGTGGAAATAGTATAGAAGTAACTCAAAACTTTGGGGGTCAAGGTACAGCATCTGATTCTAACTTAGGGATCAGTGGTTTATATCCTGCATTCGCAGAAGCTTATCGATCAGTTAGTTTTCTAAATGACACTACTAAGGAAGAGTATCTAGTTCGTGAGATACAATCGATTACATGGGAAGCAGTACGTATGTTGTTCCCTTCCAAGTGGAAGAGCAACAAGAATAATGTCCGTGCGATTGAAGAGTTACACGCAAAATATGAAAAAGGAATAATTAGTTTAGAGCAATTACAGGAGCAAATTTATTCTTTTGTCCAAACTTCACAAGCTAAGGGCATGCCTGCGGATGAGGCATTAAGTGTCACTGAAGGTATCCAAAGTGCTAATACTGTTAGAGGACTAGGAGTAGGCAGGCCTGATTGGGGGCAAGCAGCTCCCGTTTCAGTAGAGGCCCCTCCAAGTGAACAGGAACAATTTACATCAATACGTTGGAGAAATCTTGAAACTCGTCATGCAGATCTTGCTAGTAGAGACATAAGTGAAAAACAAGGAATCTTTAAAGAAGAAATTGCAGAGCTGTTTAGAGAAGCTTCAAGAAAAGCAGAAGAAAAAATACCTGATTATTTTTCATATGAGGAACCAGCAGGTTTACTAATGTACACTGACTTAACTGAAGAAAAATATATTTACAAAAACCCTAAAGGTTCTGCCCTTGATAGGGATGCAAACTTAAAAGATTACAAACAGTTTATATTAACTCCTGCTAACAAGTACATGTTCAGCCCAAACATGACACCACGAGAGGCCGTACTTGCGTTGGGGCTAAAGGAGTATTTAATCATAACGGACGGAACAAGTAATTTAGAACCTGACAAGGTTATTATTCATGTAAGTAATGGGACAACCCGACCTTATAATCAAACAGGTGCAGGAGTAGAAGTTGTTAAAAGTTTTTATGGGGAGGAGGTAGAAGTCATATTTGAGGCAGAAAAGACAGACTTGATGAAGGCTATGCTTGATCCAGATCAAGCACTTAAAGCTCAATTAGAAAGAAACTTAAAAAAGACCAATAGATTTTTATATGACCGTAGAGGTAAACTAATCCCCCTTAGTGTTAGGTTTGCTCCCTTTAGTGAAGTTAAATATGAACCTCAAGATGTCGAAGATCCTATAGAATTATTTGATACTACTGAGAGAATCATAAGAAATCCTTATGACCGTGATGCACGAAGAGCTGAGTATTCTGCTAACTTTATTGTGCCGATAGCTAATGATTTAGTCACCAACATAGAGAGTATTTTAAATACTGTAATTGATTATAGAAATCCTAAAGGTGAAGAATCAGCTATGGTTCCAATAGCTAAGTTTTTGTTGGAGACAATATCTGACGACATGTTGAGGTGGAGAGTTTTCCATGATCCTAAATTAACACAGCTAAAAGACCCTGATAACAGAAGTTACTCTTCTCCAGATCCTGATGTAGGTATTATGCTCGATACTGGTTCTGCGATGGTAGTACCTAAAGATTTCCCCCAAGCTAAAAAGTATACCCGTAATACTAAATATATTACAACTCCTACATGGATTAAAAATAAATTTAATACACCTATAGATGCTATCACAAAATGGAAAGGGACAATCGATGGCTTAGATGCTCTAGTAGAGGGCCAGAGGTACTTGCCATCAGAAGATAGTTTTAATTATGTTCCCCCAATAGATGATTTCGGTGACTATAATAATCTGTCCCGCAAGCGTAAAAATGTTTTAGAAGATTATTTAAGATATCATATTGATAAGTATGAAGTAGGGGAAACTATATTTGATTCTGAAGGAGGCACAGACCTTGACGAAATATCAACGTATACTGATATTAACTTAAAGGATAGACCTGATTTAGAAAAGTACATATCTTGGGATTATTTCTTTAAGTTTTTAGGTGACAATTCATTTTATAAAACTAAGGAGGGTAAACACTGGTTAAGACCAAGACCTGATCCTTCAGGTGCTAAAGTATCTTATAAAGTAAGGGGGGTATCCCCCTCTACTATTATACATGAAATTTTCCATGCCTTAACTCAACGTGAAATTGATAGATATGTAATAAATACTAGAGCAAAAGGACTTAAATTATATAATGCGTATAAGAAAAAAGCTTCAGACATTTCAGTGCCTGAACCTTTACGAGAGCTGCTTAGAGTTTATTTAAAAGCCGTTGATTATGGAGATGAATATCTAGAGTTAAGAGAGAAGAAAGGAACTATAGTTAAACCCACAAAGTCGTCGAGGCACATCTCAAAGATGATGAACTCAGGATATAAACGTGGGGCCGATAAAGCATCAGAAAGACAATTTTATGGATTAGCAAATCTTGATGAATTTGTTACTATGTCTATGATGAGTCCTGAATTTCAGATATGGCTTATGTCTATACCTGATCTTGAAGCTGCTCAAAATGGAGAAGCAAGAAGTTTGTGGGATAAGTTTACTGAGATAGTAACAAACATAGTAAATCATTTAAGGAAAGATCCAGACTTTGTACGAGATAGAGAAGTAGAAGGTGGTGCAAATCTCTTCAAGTCGGCTATCAAGTCCGTTATGGAAGTAGCCGCTTTGAATGGGAACGTAAATCGAAACTTAGCGAACATGGGATATGACTCGGTAAGTAAATGGAAAACTATTAAGGGAGCTAATGCAGGTAAGGCAGAAGCTGAGGCCTTACGTAAGGGCAGAGACGAAAGCTTTATAGAAGAACACGGGCTTAACTTGCCTCCTGTTACTAGAGAAATTCTTAGTGGAGTCTACAAGTATAATCCAGAAGAAGCGTCGGGTACTCAGAACCCTGCTACTGTGGCTACTTACAAAAATTTATTCCCTTATATAGAAGATAAAGCATTTTCAAAAAGGTTAACAGAGTTCATGGCTAAATACGATGTTGTGGACTGGGGTTCTGGAATGGGCAGGGGCACTAATAAGCTTAAAGAAGAATTAAAAATTTCCATTGCTGATGGTTATATAACCCAAATAAGAAAAGGACAAGTAAATATAGAATCTTACGAGCCTTACTTTGTTGAAGGCAAAGGAAACTTCCCTCCCAGCTTAAAAAGAAAACCAAGAAAAGAATCTCAAGATCTTATTATTAGTAGTCAAGTTATCAACGTACTACCCGCAGATGAAAGAGCAGAATTGTTGGAAGATATTTATGCAAGTTTAAGAGAAGAGGGCCAAGCTATAATAACTACTCGTTCAGTGGGGCAAGTTCGAGATGGTATTAAAGAAGAAAGAAGAAAATTAATAGGGCCCGCTGAATACATTTCTTCTGTAGATGGTAAGGCAACTACTTTCCAAAAAGGGTTTGATAAGAAGAGTTTAAAAAAGTTTATTGAAGAAGTTTTACCAGAAGCAGTTGTAACCACAACGGGTCTAAAGATTAGCCCAGTATACGCAATCATTACAAAACCAATAGGCGCAGGGCTTGAGTTAGATTCTGAACCTGACATCCAATCAACAAAGGTTACTTCTAAAACTCAACCTTTAAAAGGTTCTTTAGATCAAGCGTTTATAATTATGCTGAATCCTGAGGGAGGTGTTCTAAATGATGTTAAGGAAATGCAAAACCAAATAGCTAATTATGGTTTGGGAATGATTCCGTTAGCTGAAGAAGATCTTCATTTTACTATGGTGGGGAGTGCATTCAATGAACAAGTATCTATCAACAAAAATATAAAACCTGATTTTGATATTACTTTAGGGCCTCCTCAGTATGCTGTGGAAATTAAGCCTAAAGAGAATGCATTAGGGATGGAGATTAAACGGTCTGTGTTTGCCAGAGTAATTGAGCAGGATAAGTTCAAGGAGTACACTGATAAAGTTATTGGTAGGAAATCTCCAGACACCGATAGAGATTATCACATTACTCTTGCTACGGCTACAGGAGGCCCCAGAAGTGCTGTAGCATACCCCAACAAAAACGCATCCTTGTTCTTTGAACAAGGCCCTCGAACACAATTTTCTTATAGTAAGTACGAAGCAGGGCCTGAAAAGATGAGGATACTGGACACGCCCGCTAGTGAAGCCGCAGGAGAGGCACAGGAAAAATTAGAAAAGCTGAGGGAAAATGAAATGTTTTGGAATACTGCTGCTTTAAGAGGTGACCGTAGACTGAACTCGGCTGACCAAGCATTCCCCCTAAGGGCTGGGCTTACCAGTGAAATGGGACTAAGCCTTCCTGAACGGAGGTTTTTGGAAGAAGTTCCTGACTTTGTTAAGAACTATAAACAGGTACAAAAAGTTTTACAGAAAACAGTTAATGAAACTGGGGAGGTCAGCCGTGAGAATATGCCTATTATCCAGCCTCAGCAAATGCAAGCATTCGCTTCATTTGTCTCAGAGCAAACAGGGTCTACTGTTAATCTTAAGCAAGAGCAAATTCCCGCTGCTTCTTTAAAGCCTTATCAGACTGAATTGTTTTTCCCTAAAACAGTTTGGTTCGCCCTTCAATATTTTAATAATTTAGAACTTGCTACAGAGGATCTTGTGAAAAGACCATTCTCTTTAATAAGTTCTGATAACTATATTATTGACGGGAACCATAGATGGGGCCAGATAATGTTGATAAGTCCTAAATCTTCTATTGAGGGTACAAGGATAAATTTGCCTGTTGCAAAATTACTTCCTCTTGCCCGAAAGTTTTCTGAGCTAGTAGGAAATGACAGGGCAACAGATAGAGGAGGGTCTGATCTTTCCCAGTTCACCAAAATAAAAGGAAACTCAGAGTCCTTTGAGGAAACACGAGCGGCTGAAAGAAGTGCTGCTGAAGAACAAGCTGAGTCTATTGCGTCTAAAGCAAAGCTTGCTACAAGCAAAAAACAGTTACTGTCTTTATTTGGGCCGAAAATGTACAAAGAACCTTTAGGTACGGTTGTGGTAAAAGAGACTATTCAAAATTCTTATGATGCTATCAAAGACTTAAAAGAAATAAATGAAGATCTTAAACCCGAAATTGAATACGGAAGCTGGGATCTTTCTAGGCCGCAAAGTATGGATAATCTACAACCGTGGTCGTGGGGTGACCCTGTTATTAGAGAGGCTGATGACGGTAGAATGGGTGATGAAAAAGACACTTTCTTAGCACCACCTCCAGAGATTATAGAAGATGTTCTAGAGCAACTTAAAAAAGGAGAAGATATTAAAAATAGCCAGTACTTTTTTATAAGAGATAATGGCATAGGGATGACTCCTGAAATAATTACCTCTGCTTTCTTTACAATAGGAGGTACTTATAAAACAAACAAGAGACCTTCTGGAGGACTTGGTGTAGCTAAAATGCAAATGTTGAATTCAGCCGACGAGATTTATTTGCAGACTGTTCGTGATGGTTTGGAAAGCACTGTAAAAGTTGACAACGAAACTTTAATGGCTGAAGAAGGAGAAGGTGAAAACCCATTCTTCGACATAGTTACTAGAAAAACTGATGCTCCTTCTGGGACTCAAATATGGTTTAAATTTCCTCAAGAAATATATGATAAAAAAGTAGATTTAACAGAAAAATTTGCCGTAGGAAATCTTTTTGATGAGTCTATTAGTATAGAAATGAATCATTTCAAGCCACCTTTCATGTTTGGTGGTGGCGATAAATCGACTTTTCAGACACAGAAAATGGATGACTTAGTTAACTATGATTTTGCATTACATAGATTAAGTACTCCCCAAGCAAACGTAGATGTTTATGTTCATAAAATAGGTCGATACGACAAAGCAGGTAAGAAGATTTCAAAGGCACTGTTGCCATGGGGACACCGACTAGATAACGGTTACTCTACTATATATTCTAACGGACTATATCAATTTGAAGATAGGTTAGTAAAAGAAAACCCTAACGAAATTCTTGGGGATTCCATTCCTTTCCACTTTATAATAAACGTACGTCCTAAGACTCCTGCTGCGGATATAAACTACCCTTTCAATAACACAAGAGAAGGGTGGTCTCCGAATTGGGGCGGAAAAGGGGATAAAAGTTTTTATGGGGAGCTTCACCCAATAGACGAGGAAGTCACACGTTTGCAAATGAAATACAGGGACGACTACAATCAACAAAGGTTTGTCCAAGAGTTTGACATAAACAAAGGTATTGATGGCAAACCTCCTACACCAATGGTTCCTGTTATTTACAATAACATGGATTTTGATTTATCGGAGCAGGAACAAAATTTCATGACCGACTTTTCTAAAGTTGTTTTTTACGTAGCTGATCAATACTTAGCGTTATGTAAAGAAGCCAATGCTGAGGGGCTATACCCAATGAATCACAGCGATTTGGAAAATTCAGTATTAAATTCCGAAAAAACTTTAGAGAATAGCAAAGACCCAGATGTTGTTTCCTATCATTATGGGTCAGCATTATCTAAAAATTGGGGAGGTGTTCAAACTAACATAGCTCCCCGAATGATTTTAGTTAATCCTGTTTATCATGATCCAATGTTTAACAACGATGGTTCTTTAAGTGGGTATATAACTACTAAAGGAGCAGCCGCTGTTTTGGAAGATATAATAAGGCATGAAGTAAATCATGTAAGTAATAAAAAAGAAGGCGCTAATTTCACTTATGGTTTTTCAATTCAAAAATTAAAGTATGAAGCTGTTGAAAAAATAAAAGAAAATGCTATCAATGTAATAGAAAATATAATAATAAATAATTATGAAACCTTCAAAGGACTTAGACAAAAATTTGTTAAGGGAAGCACTAAGTTTCTTAACGCAGAAATTCAAGGAAACAAATTCGTTAGAACATTCGATGATTTTAACGATGCATCTAGCGGAAAAATACGGAGCGAAAGGGAGATCGTTGAACAAAACTTTGGGGAAGGCGTTAGACCTCAAGACATCCAAGTCACCGATGGAAATATTTCACTCATTGAAGCAGTTAGCCGAAGAACCTTCCGACACGACGTAGACTTCGACCCCCCTTCATCAGACAATGTACAGGATACACGGATCGGGGTACAGCCTACAACGGACTGGACACTGTACGCAGGTAAACAAGTTGGCGGTTTATATATTTCTTCGGAAGCTATAGAAAATGGTTACTCTGTTTTAAGCAAACCTGCTAATCAAGAAAAGAAGAAGAGGTTTGAAGAGGCTAAAGTTAGGCTTGAAACATATCTAGAGGAAGAAAGAATACAGGCGGAACTAAATGGGGAAGTATATGTACCCTTCAGTTATGACGTTGTATCTATCGAGAAGGATCAAGTCAGGTTCGTACTTATGAGCGACCTTACTGAGGCACACCCACACGTAGTAGAGTCACTCAGAGTACCCATCGACACAGAACAACCTGTACAAGAAGGACGAACAGGCAACGCTATCTATCATAGGATGGAGCAAGTCTTAGGGTTCAAACATCCTTTGTATCAGTATCACAAAACAATTACTGATCTTGAGGAAGCACTTGGATTGTTAAACCTAAAAGATGATAGCGGGAAGAAAGTATTTCCGAGTGGGTCAGAAAGAGTTTGGAAGCAACAAGTAGAATCTACTGGATACAGATATGATTCTCTGAAAGAAGAACACCGCAAGATAAAAGAAAAATTCTTTGGTGATCCTCAAGATACACTTATCGGTCAGGAAGATATAACACAAACTCCTGAGTACATAGAAAGCTCAGAAGCTTGGGACACTTTAATAGATATACTCCGTGCTGATATAAAAATTACAGAGGAAGATCCCGACGATATAGCTGGGCCAATACCTAACCCTGTTAAATTTTTACAGAGGAAAGTATATGGTAAAGATGCTGAAATGGGTTGGAGAAAAGGGGGTAAGTTATGGTCTTTATTCTATGGCCCTTATGAAAGGACACTAAGGAAGTACTTGAACAAGTCTGACTTCTTTAGGAAAGCAATCCAAGATGTGGTTCTTTCTTATAAGTCTACTACTGACAGGTTACTTAAAGAAACATACACCAAAAACGGATTGGACATTCCGTCTCGGACAATCTTTGAAGCTACGGGTACCACTCAGTTTGCACCTTCAGAAGAAGTAGCACAAAGTATTCAGGATAATTATCTTAACAGAGTTGACGAAATAAATAAAGATTCTTCTCTAGAAGGTGATGAAAAGAAGGAAGCATTACTCGAAGCATACAACGCACGAGAGGCGGCTAAACAACAGGCCTCCCAAGACGTACTAAAAAGTGCTAGAAAACGTAAGAGTGAAGCTCTTGAAATAATAAGAAAAGATTCACCTGAGTTAGCTAAACATATTATTTCTTTAAGAAAACTAGCAGATAGTGTTTCGTCAGAGATAGGTAATATGATTTCATTAGCCGCTCCTAATTTGCAGTTAAGGATAGATGAAAGACTAGACATTTACTTAACAACTCAGTACAGGGCTTTTACCAGACCAAACTGGACAGAAGAATTTTTAGAGTTAGAAATGCATAGAACTGCAAGAGATCTATCATTGAATTATTTTGCAGATGAATATGTAAAGACACAAACAGAATATCTTGTAAGAGAAGGGGGTCTAGATAAAGAAACGGCTATAAAACAAGCACAACAAAACTTAGAAGATAAACCAGAGCTAAAGATGATGGCTCTTGAAAATTTCTTAAAATCCTATGATAAAGATTTTGGTGTAGATAGCTTAAAGAAAAAAGGTAACTTGCCAGCAGCTTTAAGGGGTGCTCTAGGAGAGTTTAGTGAAGAGACAAACATGGATGTTCTTTACAGAACTTTACTTAACTTAGGGACTTTAGTTTCCAAGATGTCCCTGAAAGACAAGCTTGTTAGCCAAGGTATTAAATCAGGGTGGCTTGTAACTCAAGAGAAAGCAGCACTTGAAAGGAAGAGAGCAGAGGAAGCAGGTAGGCCTGACCCCTACGAAGATTATGTTGAGGTAGTTAAATCAAAAGACTCTTCAATATCAGAACAACTTGCAGGATCTTTAGATGATACAGGCGTAAAGATAACAGGAGAAAACTTTGAAGTTAAGTTAAACCCCGATGGTACTGTTAAAGAAGCACCAAGATCTAAACCACCGAGCTCTGATCCTTTAATTAATTACAGAGTTAAAACAGAGGACGGATCAGTAGAAAAGAAAGGCAATTTATTAGCAAGGCCTGACGTTAAGCAAGCAATCTTACAAGTGCTCAACCCAAAACAAGGGATGACTACTCCAGATAATGAGTATGTGCAGATTGCACTTAAACTTTTCGGGGGTATCGAAAAGAGTGTAGCGGGATTAACTGGTTTAGGTATGCTATCTAAAACATTGGGTTCAATACCATTTTACGAAAGACAAATATTAGGTTCGTTCCTTTTCTTATCCCAGAATGGAATACCAATATCAGGATACGTCCCTGAGTTAAAAAACGAAATTGGTAGGTCTGTACTTCCTTCAGGAGTATTTAAAAAGAGAAGTTACTTAGAAGGAAGGTCTGCTGACAGAGGCGATATGGTTTACTACGCAAGTCTTAAATCTATGGGGGTTCTCGATGAAGGTATAGTTTATTCTGTTCTTAAGGATTTACTTTCAGGAAATATATCAAAAGAAGATGTTGAGTTAGAAATAGACCACCTTAAACACCCAACAGAATCTATTTTAAAGAAAAGTAAACTGTTCCCTGAAGGGAGCACATCAGAGAAAGCTTTACAAAAAGCGGCTGCCCTCTTAAAAGGAGCAGGTAAAGTTAAAGATATTCCAATAGGTAAGGCCCAAGCTTTAGCTTTAGCATTAGATAATGCTATCAAAGTACAGGCATATGAGTATGAAAGATCTTGGTTGCTAGATGCTAGAGAGGACTCACAATCCGCAGAAAGAAATGATGAGTACAGAAATCTAAGCAGTGCTGAACTTGATGAGATGGCGGCACAGATAGTTCTTAGAACACAGCAATCGAGAAGCCAAAGTGCACCTATCGTTGAGTTCTTCAACCTACCTGTTATTAGAATAGTTACTGCTCCGTTCGCTCGATTCTTGGCTGAGAACCCACGATTATTGGTAAACATCATGAGGCAGTCTTCTGCCGAAATGAACAGTTCTAATCCTGTTATAAAGGAACGGGGCTCTCAAAGGAATAAAGGTTTCTTATTTACTAACTTTGTTTTATACATGGCATTACCAATGTTCCTACAAAGATTTGTAGCAGGTTTAAGTGATGACGAAGAAAGAGTATTAAGAAAGTCAGCCCCTGAGTTTTCTAGATTCCAAAACTTATTCTACCTTAAAAACCCAGAAGGTGAGATAGGAACAGTGAGCTTGAGTTATGTTCATCCTATGTCTCCTATCCTTGACTTTGCGATGAGAGGATTTGAGCACACCATGAGGGGTGACATAAAAGAAGCTGTTAAAACAGTAACCATAGGTTATTTAACAGATACTTTTTTAAATGATCAGATCTTCTGGTCTGCTATACAAGACGTTAAGAATAATACCGACAGAAATACAGGGCAGCCTATTGTAGGGGAATACACTCCTGACGCTTTAAAAATACAACTCAGTTACATTTTTGAAAAAGGATTAGCTCCCCCAACTTTATTAGCTGCTTCTAAAGCAGTCGAAGCTATAGGTACTGATTATCCAAAAGGTGAGGAAGCCCGTACATTTTTAGGGCAACCCATATATAGCCCTCAGGGGCAAGTCCTCAGGCATTTAATGCCAGTGAAGTTTTATCCCCTTCAGTTAGAATCTATGGCTCGAAGAAGGTTCAGAGAGATCTATGATAATTTGTACATTGACGCAAAAAATAAAAATAAGTTAAGAAGATTATCAGAAGGGTTTGATCCTGAAAAAATTGATAAACTACTAAGATCAGAGTTTAAATCTTTAAGCTCAGGACTAAAAGATGCGAGGCTCGCTTACAATGTTTACAATGATTTGTTAATGGATGAGGGATTGGTGCAGGAAATAATGAAAGGATCTCGTTTTAAAGGTTCTTTAATAGATGTTGTAGCCAGAGGATACCTTAGCGGAGAAGATCTTTTAGCTGAGGGGGAGTCCGTGATAGACAAACTCCAAGAACAAGGAGCGAGTGAACGTGCCTCCCAATTATATGAAGCTTACTTAAATATAATAAAAGAAAATCAATTTATTGAACTAGATTAAAAGAACCCCACACAAAACAGTGAGGGACTATAAGCCGTTCTCCGTGTAATGTGTGGGGCTCGTCATGAGCACAAGACCAACGATAATCTTGCACTCATGAGGGGGCCACGTTTAAGGCCCTCTGACTCCATGACTCCATATACTAGAGGGCTACAATTCGTCGTCAATATTATTTGAATTATTTTTAGGCTCTCGCAGAACCATCTCATAAAAACTAGTTATAGCAGCAGTTTTATTAGGCCCTTTATACAAAACTACATCGAATTTAGATTCAACATTTGGTATATATGAGTGGGCTACTACTGCGTACTCGTCTTCTCCTGAGCCTGTCTGAGCATACATACATATGCTTTCATAAGGCCCCTGTTCAGGTTTCTCTAGCTTTAATAGTACTTCCCTGACTACGTTAGGTTTTGTTGCTGCTTGCATAAGTGTCTATGTGTTCGTTCAAAGACTGAAGAGTATCTTCTATATTACTCTTGTGTTGGTTAACTTTCTTTTCAGCCATAATGACTGTGGAAAAATGCCTATTAAACATCTTGCCAACCTCTACCAATGTGTGCCCTTTCTTGCGAGCGGCATACATTCCTAAGTGTCTCCACTGCGAGATAGAAGCATCCCTGTTTGGACTCTTTAAATCTTTAGTTGAATATCCTGACACAATAGATAGTGCCTCCATTATATTTTCAGAAGATGTCTTTTTATGTAGTATCATTATGTAGTACAAGGTTTAATCTTTCAGCTAGCCTGCTATCGGCTAGGCCAAGCTCCTCCCCTATAAAAACAGACCCATTGGGTACGTTTATTAACGGGAATACCATTAAGGAACCCTCCGTAACTAATCCGCAGTCTCCTATAACTGCTTGTAGCATGAGTGGTAAACCGTTTGGTCTAACTTCCCTAATTATTTTCATACCTAAATCTAATGTTTATATTAATTTAGTGCAATAATAAATGTAGGGGTAGGGGTGGAATAAATTATTTAAGGGTGGAATAACTATTTATAAAAGAAAAACATAAAATTTTTTTGAAAAACTTGGGTGCCCTGAGGATAGCTGACGATTAACCGTAGAAATTAGATAGGTGAGCATACCAAATTTCAGTGCCCTCAAAGCCTCAGCTATTTATGGAACCTGTACAGGTATTCCTGACTGGGTCTCTCGTAGCCCTAAAATACCCCCTTTTAAAGGGGCTGAGAATCGCCTGTACGGATTCCGCATGGGGTATTGCCTTGGCTATTCAATTCTGAGGGACTTAAAAAAACAAAAAAAAAGCGGTGCACCCAGTACAGGGTACACCGCTCAGTGTTCAGTGTTCAGTCTAAGATTAGTCTACGGATACATCCACAGCTACGTCTCGGACATCCTGCTCTACGGCTTGCACCGTGGTTACCTGATTGAGCTCGTCTACATAAGATAGAGACTCTTCAATCTCTTTTAATATCTTCTTTAGTTTCGGCTCACGGTTTAACCAGTACGGAGACACACCGTAAAAAGTGAACTTGTATAATTTAATTTTCATAACCACTTCTTTAAATCGAGAGTTAATTTTTTGATTAATGGATTAACTAAGAAACTTAATCCTAACGGAGACAGAAAACTTCTCAGCTTTCTGAGTCTCCGTATCCTACTCAACCCTAACTTAACAATAAAGCGTTCGTCAGGTGTGAGTTGGTCTACTACGTCAGTCACCGTGAGGTCACCGCTAACAGCTCTGATTTTATCCCAATCAATCTTGCGGAATACTTTCCACCCAATTGACCGTGCATAAAACAAAGCGTCCTTTCTCGTTTTAAACTCAACCTCGAATGAGGGGCAGAGCCGACTAACTAAAGCCCACTTGCCCCCCACACGGATGAGGTATGCTCCTGTAGGTCTCGGCATTAGCTGACGAGTGTCTTAGGTGCAGTGGTGGCTAATAAAGAGTCACGCTTCACAGTTGGAAGTGTGATCAACTTTCCTGCAAGCTCCTCCAACTCAACTCTACGGCTGAATGATTCAACTTCCTGAGCCATGCGAGTGACTGCGGCCTGCACACCGTACAGGTTAGGCTCTTCATTTTGCATGGCCATCTGAGCTATCTTAGTTTCGATGTCGGAGAACTTATTCTCAGCACCAATTCTTTTTACAACCTCAATTGGATCACCAGTGACTTTAGCTTTCTCAGACTGCCTGAGGATCTCTCCAAATTCCTCATGCTTCTTAGGATCAAGTGCCGCTCTGGTAGCGTCAGCTATAAGTGACCTCAGTGAGGCTAGCTCGGCCTTTCGGAAGCTATCAGCTTGTAACTGACCGTACTCTTGAGAGATCTTAGAACCCCTGTGCACTTCGCTGAATTCCATATGGGCTTTCTCACCAAACCTGAGACCATTAAGGCAATAGTTGTCACACGCAAAAAAGCAGTTCTTAAATTTGCCATCGCCTGTGCCACTGTTGGAAATACTAGTCCCTAAATGTATCTCCCTACCATTACCCAAATCGATGACTGGGTGTTTTGTGACAATGTTAAAATAGGTTCGCTCCATTGTGCAACGGCCGCCTAAGATTACATACTCGGTACTATGTTCCTCAATAACTGGGAGCATAGTTTCAAGAATGAGATCGTCATCTATTGGCTTATAGGTATCACCGCAGAATGCTCTGGCCACATACAGGCCTGCTTCATTTTGCTGAGACCTAACCAAGAACTTTCTGGAGTCCCTACCAAATTGCTCATTCACAATCCGAGTGAGTAACGGTTTCTGATCAGTTTCCACCAAATGATCACTCAGTGTGCTGAGTCCCTTAGCCAACTTACCGTACATCTTTTTATTAAAGTGACGATTGGTAGGGAACTCAAACTGAGGCTGGTTTGGATCAGTGTTAGACAAGTTAAAAGTAAACCGCCTCATATCATCGCTCCAATCAAATCTCATCTGAGAGGAGTGACCAATCAGGTCAACACGCTTTCGAGAGATCTGCTTAAACAATTTGTCCAAAGGTCTTACAGCGGCATTCCTGCTACTTGATCTTGGGCTGAGTACGGCTTGTGCATTTTCTATATTCATAATGTTATATTTTGTTTTTCGTTGTTTGTTTATCAGTTCTAATTGTAAGAGCTGAAGTGTGCACCCTGCGTGGATTGTAGTGCAAAAATATGCTGCCTATTTTCTCCGTACAGGGTGCAGTGTTCAGTGCTCACTATCCCTTTATCTGTCTGGCCTTATTGATTTTCCGATTGCTTATCTCGATTCGGTTCTCAGGTTGCAGTTCACCCTCCATACCATCGTACTTAACGTAGAGCTGTGCGTACTTAGCGAAAGCCTGCTTGTAGGTTTCGAAGATAAAGCCCTCTTCATATTCTGAGTCGAAGATATCTCCATCAGATCCGCATTTATCTATGCGTAGATCCACAATGAAACCTTCACTAGGATCACGGTGTAACGTCAATACGTATTCGTAAGTGAACCACACCTCCTGATGTGATAGTGCATTACTTGGTGATTCTTTACCCTCTAAGGAATTGAACCAAACATTAGGGCTAGAGGTCTTTAATTCTAGCTCTTCAACGCTTGGGGGCTCAATTAATGAGCAGTCCTCATCAGGGTTATCGAACACCATAACTTTGTTCTCAGAATCATGTTTATAGTTACCGTGCTCATCTACTAGAGCCCAACTCAAGTCCCAAACTATGGGTGTGTATTTTATATCTTTCATATTTTGTTTTAGTTATTTGTTAGAGACTCATCCACAATCTCAATATCCCCATTATCTATGCTCACTTGAGCCACTCCGTTCGATAGAAGGAAGTCCTTAGCCTTCTTTGTATTTTCAAATACCAAGCAGTCATCATTGTCATCCAGTGCGTACTGGTAGCCATTAAGACCGACTACACCGTCTCGGCAAATTAATGTTCTAATTACTTTCATCATAATTTTTTCCTTAGCTGAAATCCTGAGCTCTTGCCACCCAAGGGTTTGACTCTTCACTGACTGAGTCCCAATTCACTCTGTTATAATCGAAGCCCCAGTTTGAGTAGTCGATGTTGTTATACTTGCGATGGCTGACAGGATATACAGGCTTTCGATTCTGATTGCCCTCCGTGCCGTTGCCACCCAAGTAGAGTACAGGGTTGACTGGGAAGCACCATGTTGCTCCGCCTTGGCCTTGGCCACATATCGGTAGTATCCTAATAGTACCCTCACGTTCCTTATAGCCATAGCGTCCCTCAGCCTTAGTCGTTACAGTGTGGCCTTCATAGCCAGTCTGCATCATGATGGCGTGAAGCCACTCCTTATGCTTGGAAAGGCCACCGTATGATAACTTGCCGCATCCAATAGTGTAGAGGGCTGTTGAGCCTTTAGGCATTGAGTACTCAGCTAGCAGTCTCGGCAAGCGTCCGTACTTGTTTCCTCTAGGTGGTAGCACCGCCAACACTTTGGCTTCTCGGTAAGCCTGATTAATGAAAACATTAAACCTATCTCCTGCTACTCTCTTCAGGAGCCAAGCAAGACCTGCATACTTATAACGTGAAGCAGGACATGATTCTGGTAGGAACGGTTTCACACTTTCAAACACCTCATCATTATAGAGAGGTGCCAGTTTAGTTTTCTCATCACAGTCGATTGCATCACCCAACTTTCTCATAGCCTCATAGGCCTCAAGATAGGTCGGATGGAGCTCTGAATGTTCCTCCTCTACATCAATCATATCCCCCGATATAGCATCAAGGTTTTCCGTTCTAACGATTACCCTGTAGTGACCGCTTACTTGATCCTTTGTTAGATCTAAAACAAACCCTTTAACGATTTGTTGCTCTTCATTTATACTGATTATGTTTTCCATGTCGGTTATCTATTGGTTACTGGAAGTCCCTACCAAGTAAGGTGTCTGAACTTTTAATATGTCACCTGTACTAACTTCCATTTCATAGGAGATAGGAGCACAGCCTTGGGTTACTACGTTTTCAACCTTCACTGTATCGCAAGCGATGATATCGGTAACCGTACCGAATAGGTTAAAGGTAAGAACCGTATCATCATCATCATGACGCACGGAGTGATTAAAGGTGATAAAGTCACCGAGCTTAATTGCTTTCATATTTCGTTGTTTAGTTATTTGTTAGACAATGACCGATTAGCCACTGAGTTATGTACCCTGCACATCGTACAGGGTACAGTGCTCAGGGGTTAAGCAATCTGCTCTCGATAACTTTTAACTCTCTCGATACCCTCTTTGTACTCAGTCCACCACACGGTCTCCTGCCATCTAATATTCATATCCGTCTTGGACTCATGACTATAAAATGAGAGTACACGGTCAGCTAACCAAATAAGGAAGTCGGGGTCAAACTTGAGCTCTGCAACTGGAGCCGATACACGGTAGCTCGCTTGCAATTCAGTCGGCTCACAACCGTGCTCACAAGTCATAGGTGTTGCATCAACCCATAGCTCCACTAAGGAGTATCCTTTGGCTATGGCTTCAGCTAACTCAAACCACTGCTCATTCATCACTCCGTGAGCGAAGAAATTATAAAGGAAGTTAGCAGAGGCTCTACTATGAGACTTAATGCTTCTATCCGTGAGGCATGACTTTGTAATTGTGCTAGTGTCGAGCACATGGGTTGCGGTCTCGGCCTTAAACGTAAGGGATAGTTGGTAGTCAAACTTAACAAGCTGACCGCTGAGTAGCTCAAGAACCTCTTTTCTCTCAGCAGTGAATAGCCTCATAAACTTTCCGAAGTTACCGCCACTACGTGTGACAGGAACGGATGGATAATAGCGAGGGGTAATAGTAGGATTTAGTTGTTTCATAATTTCGTTGTTTTGAATTCTGGGTTAGCCACCAGTCTAGTATTTTTAGCCGAATCGTCAACCATCAACATGAGGGAAACTTATTAGTTAAATCTCTACGGATTGTCAGGAGAGTTTTAGGAGCACTGATTCCTGTACCCTGTACAATGGCCAATTGGTCACCGTAGAGGGCTCAGTTATTCACCGTACAGGGTTCAACTTGGGATGTATCAATATCAAATCATCTCCTAAATCTGGATAGGTGGAGCCGCTCAGGATTTTGAACTGAACACTGAACAGTGAATCAGGGTTAATTGTACAGAACTCCTTAAGGGTGAACAAGTTGAAGTGGAATCCGTAACTTCTGACAATATGTGTAACAAAGAATAGAGGGGTCAAAGATACGCCACTGGGGGTGGGGGAGGTTTTTGGGTGGACTGCCCTACTACATATCACCCTTTGTGAAAAAATTAATGGAAAATTCCGAAGCCCCCTTTAAAGGGTAGGCGGTTTGCGTGAGCGGTCGCTCAAATACTCAAAGGAGCGGGCGTAAATAAGCGGTGAAAACAGGGAGCCGCTTAAAAAGTATAGTTAATAATATTTAAATAAAAAGTTTGCAATATCAAGGGGGCCGAGATAACGTACATATTAAAAACACAGACAGGGGGTACCCCCTCCCCTCCGAAACCTTTCTATATACGTCACGCACTTTCTACTGTACAGTGGAAATAGCGTGAGGTTCTAAAGAGAGTTATATATAAGGAGGGGGGCTACTAACAACTATGACTAAAACCATTCCATATGCTACGAATTACGAGATTGATCGAGAGTACAATTTATTTAATCGAGGTAGGCAAGTGAAGCTGTCGGACAAAGGGTCTAGCAAGTTCGCTAACATCTATTGTGATGACGGTACTAGGAAATATATTAAGGCTTCGAAATTGGTTGAGGATGCCTTTGGAGAGCCCCGACGGGAGCTCACTCCCGATATTGTGCTTAACACCCTCAGGGCTCGTCGTGTTCCAAGCTGGCCCCGATATGCTGTTACTAACTACGGGGCTGTATATTGCATAACACCCCCTACAAGAGGGAAAGGGGCCCGTGGATGTTTCCTTGTTAAGGAAAGACTGTTGAGGGGAACCCCCTATGTTTCTTTGTATGACTACGGGGGCCAGAGGAGAACCATTAAAGTTGATGATCTTGTAGACTCCACATGGAATTATTAGCCCTTGATGGTTCTAATATTTAGAACTAAATTTACTATATATGTCTGAGAAGTACGATATTGAAGCACTAGATGAATTAGGGTCTTTAAATGAAAAAGGGGAACCAGTAGCAAGCCGCTTAAAAGATGTTAAAAGTGCTATTTCTATTTTTAATGGTTTATTGAAAGCTGACGAGAAGTCAGCCGTAAATAGAGCCCGTGTAGATGCGATGTTTGACGGAGCAAGTCCTTATAATCAAGGAGGACTAAATGCAAGTGGTCAGGGATTGAAAACAAACTTAAACTTTGGTGAAGGCCAAAGACTGCTCGATGTATCCCTTTCAGCGTATGTTGATTTATATTCGTCGTTAGAGAAACTTGTAGAAGTGAAGGGGACGATGGGAGATCCTTCTGAGACGGGTTATTTTGAAGATGTTGTTTCTGAAGAAATAACTCATCTTTTAAGAAACTGGCCTGAGTTTCATAGTAGTTATTTGAGGCTGTGTACGACATTCATAAAACATGGGGTAGCTTTTTCTTACTTTGATAACCCTGATGAGTGGAGGTTTAAAATTGGTTCCTTTGCAGACATTTTAATTCCAAGGCAAACACCCGCTAACGAAAATTGTATTGATGTAGCTGTAGGTCGTAGGAAGTATCTTCTGCATGAACTTTTTGCTTTTATTAAAAACCCTGAAGCAGCAGCAAAAGTAGGTTGGGATATAGAAGAAGTAAAAAGAGTTATTTTAAAGAATGCCTCTACAAGTTCTAATAGACAGGGGTCTTCATATTCTGCGGGACATGATTGGGAAAATATACAAAAACAATTGAAAAACAATGACATCTATGAAGGGTATCAAAATCCTTCGGTGTCGGTACTACATTTTTGGGTAAGGGAGATGGATGGGACGGTCAGCCATTATATGGCTGCTGAGGAATCCCCTAAGTCTTTTCTGTATGAAAAGAAAAGTAGGTATGACAAACCTGAGCAAGCTTACATATTATTTACATATGGCACAGGTAGTAACGGAACCTATCACTCGATAAGGGGTTTGGGGCATAGGATATTTAATCACATACAGACGAGCAATCGTTTACGTTGTCAGATGATAGACGGAGCGATGTTAGGCTCTGCTGTAATGATCCAGCCTGAAAGCCAGCGAGCAATGGATGAATTGGGTTTTACTTACTACGGTGCATATGCGGTACTATCTCCGAACGTAAATATTATTGAGAAGGCCGTTCCAAATCTCAGCACTGCTGTACAACCAGCACTGAACGATATATCCACACAATTAGCCCTGAACACTGATACAGTGAGCAGTTATGGGTCTCAACAGAGTTCACCATACAGGAATCAGATGCAGGTGATCAGTGATATGGATGTGCAGACTAGATTGTCTGGTGCATCATTAAATTTATTTTATGCCTCATGGAACAGACTATTAAGAGAAATTGTGAGGCGAGTTGTTACAAGTAACAGGAGGGACAGAGATCTGGATGACTTTTATGCCCGTTGTTTTAAGAGAGGTGTCCCTGTTGAGTTTGTTAAGTCTTTAGACCTAGAAAGAACAAAAGCTGTTAGGTCTATAGGAAATGGTTCCTACGCAAACAGATTAGTTGCTTTACGTGAATTACAGGGCATCAGTGGATCATTTGATGAAGTTGGAAGAAGAAATCTTACTAGGGATATTGTTGCTACTCGTGTCGGTCATGACTTGGCTGATCGTTATGCTCCAAATATGGTAGAACCAAGAGAATCTGTAGATAATAAAATAGCTATTCTTGAGAACCAGCAGTTAACAGAGGGGACACCTATACCAGTTATCACAACAGAAATGCATGGGGCTCACTTACAGGCACACGCTCCTGTTTTGATGCAACTGATTGAGCAATTAAATGCGGGAGCCGCTGAACCTGTACAATCATTGCCCGCTCTTCAAGCTTTCTACCAGCATATTTCAGAGACTGTACAGCAAATAGCAGGCGATCCAGCATCCGAAGGACTAATAGCAGAAGCTAAACAGATACTACAGTATGCTGAAGAAATGATAAATAACACTTCTAAGCAGGTTCAAAAGATTCAAAGAGAAGCCCAAGCATCTGAAGGAGCGGAAAACCAAGGCGTGTCAGCAATGGAGGGTAAGATACAGGAGCATCAATTAAAACTCCAAATGGCTAAAGAAAAAGCAGACCTAGACATACAACTTAAAAAAGCAAAGTTTGACCAAGAGCAAGCGATGAGAGACGCAGAAAATGTGTTGAAAATGCGTGAGAGTATGTCATAAAGATGTGTGGTTACTAAAAAAGCAGAAAAAACAAAAAAGATTTCACTTCCGATCCCCTTGGACGTATGGTTTAAGGATGCAAAAAAAATTGATGAGCTCCAGACTATCTTGGGATCTGAGGCTTTCCAGACGGCAGTTGCAACGCTTAAAGAAATTGCAGGGCCCACTAATGGAGGAATTGCAGGAGACTCCTTCGCAGTTAGTCAGCGGTATGCTTGGTATGCAGGGTATCGTGATGCTTTCAATGATCTTCATAAATTAACGAAGTACAGAAGTAATAACCAACCAGCAAAAACACAAGAAGAATGGACTCACATTCAGACACCACAACAATAGACGCTCCGTCCGTAGAAAATATACCCGCACAAGAAACAGATTCTAGCAATTCTAGTTTTTTTGATGCTATTGAAGATGCTTTAAGCGGAGAGAAGCCAGAGCAAGTACAACCTGAAGCACAACCTGAAGCACAACCTGAGGCACAACCTGAGGCACAACCTGAGGCACAACCTGAGCAAGCTAAGGAATCTTCAAGCACAGAAGAAAGTGCTGACCAGCCTGAAGTTGATTTAATAGAACAATTAACTGAAGACGTGGGGGATGAGTGGACTCCTAAAGCGGCTAATAGATTTAAGCAATTAAAGACGGAGCTTAAATCAAACAGATCCGAGCTAGAACAGTTACAACAAACTGTTAAGCAACAAGAGCAACAAATTTCAGAAATGAAAGGTCTGACGGAGTCTGAAGATTTAGAGCAGATGAGAGAAAGAATAGCTGAGTTTGAAAAAATTCAAGCTGTTGAAAACTTAGAAGAAACAAAAGCGTATACTGAAGCAGTATCCGAACCTTTAGATGCCGTTTTTAATGTTTTAAATACTTTAGCGGAAAAGTACGATGTTGATCCTGACCATATATTAGATGCTTTAGATAATGATTCTACAGAAGAACAGGACGAAAAAATATCCGAATTATTCTATGGGGCTACTGATAGAGATAAGGTAAAGATTTATAAAGCTATTGAAGAAATAGACCCTATCCTTGAGCGGAGAGAGGAGCTGCATAAAAATGCAAAAGATGCCTTGAATGAAGCAAACTATTTAGAAGAGCAAAAAAGAAATGCTATATCAGCGGAACAACTAAAACAGCGTCAAGCAGTTACAGACAATGTTGTAGATAGAGTTTTAGAAAAGCTGCCTTTTTTAAATGGCCTTGAGATTGACATGGATGCAGTAAAAGAAAAAGCTTTTAGCACATCCCCTGATGTTATACACCCTGTTGATTATGCTTATAATTCGGTAGCTGCCCAATTACTACCTAAAATTGTGCAAGAGTATTTTCAAACAATTAAAGAAAATGAGTCTTTAACAGACAGGTTGTCAGAATTCGAGAATGCAGAACCTAGTATTTCTGGGAGGGGCCCTGATGGAGGTACGAGCCCTGCGGGGAATTTAGATTTTGCTTCAGCGATTGAGGCAGCTCTTAGAGCATAACCAAAGAAAAAACATGAAAAGAATAGCATTAATAATAAGTGTCATTCCATTATTACTCTGTGGTGTTTCTTGTAGTACATTAAACACTGGAGCAGGTATTAACGTACCCTTTACAGATAATGGTAGTGGAGAACCTGTGAAAGTCTCTTTAGAGGTTAACGCAAAAGTTCTCCCTCCTAAATTCTGCATAGGTTTAGATATAAAGGAATAGATATGCCCTCCCCAGACTGGGAGCAACTGTATAGAGAGAAATCTTTAGACCTTATCCGTTGCAGGATAAGGTGCTCTCTGTACAGGGAGGGAGTGGAAAAAACTTTATACCACTTAAAAAAATGGGGTTATAGCCCTCACGATTCTTTAAAATCGCAACATCTAGCCGAGGACGGGGTGTGGGAGCGTATTGAAAACAAGAGATTGTCTCAATGAAAAATTAGTATATATTTAAGGCATGGCTGAATTAAAAGGAGCAAAAAGAGTTTTAAAGCAAGCACTAAAGAATGCTAAAAATAAAAAACGGACAGGTAAAAAAATCCGTAAGTACGAAAAGTCTGAGCAATTTCGGGGGCCAAGAGATCCACGGTCTATGAAGGTTAAGAAGAAAAATTTACCAGAAGAGATGGGTGGAAAACTAAAGTTCCAAAAAGTACCTGAAATAGATGCGGTTGAAGCAATGGGCAAAAGTAAACAAATAGACCCTAAAAAGAGGGCACCTGTGCGTAGAAAATTAAGAGCAGATGACCCTGATGTAGATTAAGATGGCGGGAAAGTTTAAAAGACTACCCTCTGGAAAAATAAAATATAGAGGAGAAACCTTTGCAGGTTTTAATAAAGCCAAGGGAACACCATCACACCCCAAAAAAAGCCATATTGTTTTAGCTAAAGAAGGAGAAAAAGTAAAAGTCATTAGGTTTGGTCAAAAAGGAGCTAGTACAGCAGGTAAACCAAAAGCAGGTGAATCACGTAGAATGAAGATGAAACGTAAATCTTTTAAAGCAAGACACGGAAAGAATATTAAAAAAGGAAAAATGTCAGCAGCCTACTGGGCTAACAAAGTAAAATGGTAAAATGAGTTTATACGAAAACATACACAAAAAAAGAAAACGAATAAAAGCTGGAAGTGGAGAGAAGATGAGGAAGCCTAACTCTAAAGGAGCTCCTTCAGCACAAGATTTTAAAGATGCGGCAAAGACAGCTAAGTATACAAAAGGACAAAAGAAAGAGTTGAAAACAGCAAGTCGTAAATCAAGAATGTCATGAAATATAATAAACCAAAAAAACCAAAGCCTAAGCCTAAGCCAAAGCCATATTAAGATGAAAAAAGGAGAAGAAGATTTCAAACCTCATTTAATGTTTGAACCTAAAACAGGTAAAAGCATGATGGCTGATTCTCATGAAGAGCATCTTATTTTTAAAAAATTAGGTTTAGTTCACGAAGACGAACTAGACATGGAGGGAAAAGACCCTTCCTTTCAACAGGCTGTCGAAAGCGCACTCGCTTCTTCGTAGGTTGGTGTTCCATGTGGAACATTTAAAATAGTAGTTTGCATACCTTAATATTTAAGGTTAAGTTTCTGATGTCTAAGGTCGGTTGCTCTAGCCATTAATTAGTTCAGACCTAAAACACACTAAGAATTTTGCGGTTGCTCTAGCCTTAAATAGTTCTAGTCAAGATTCAATTAACTTTGAAATAGACCACAATCCATCGATATGGAGTGGTCTGCCTTAACTTAACTTAACTTAACTTAAATTTAGAAACAAATAAAATGGGCGCAGATTTTATAGCACCAAATACATTCGAGACCGATGCGGGAGCAGCTATTGATGCCGTATTGACTCAAGAAGCCAATAGAATTGGCGGAGACATCCATAAGGCAACTCTCCACACTTCACCGTGGATAGACCTTATTAAACAATCTACATTTCCTGAGGGAATGGGATATCAACTAAGCACACTCATTTATGATCGTGCGCTTCCTTTACAAGCAGAGGGTATTCATCTTCATGACACCATTGCTGGAATTGGAGCCAACTGGAGAGCGATGGGCACAACCCACGGCACTGCCCTTAATGGTAATACTGCGGGACAGCTTGATCAACTTGGAGACGTTGCTGCTGGAAAATTTTCTGGATCAGGAGATGCTTCAGGAGATGTTAACTTAATTGACTTCACTAAGACTCTCAAGAACTACAGCCTAGAAAGAGCTATCGTTGAATCACCACGTATTAATGTGGAAGAACTTCGTTACGCTGCTCACCGTACAGAACAGCTTCGTGCCATTATGGATCTCCTTAAAGAGGCCACCCGTAATGTTTGGGAAGGCCGTTATCGTGATGAGTATGGTAAGATGTGTGATAACATCGTTTACGCTAAGACTGCTTCATCTTCCACCCAAACAGGTATAGAAGGAACAGCCCTTAATGCCATCGATGTAGACACTGGTGATGGGTCTGATGACTCCTCTCTTGATGTTACAGCAAACATCTCTAACAAGCTTCTTGATGATATTTACTTCAAGCTTGTAAGAGCGGGTGCGGGATCTAATGCATATGGCCGTGAAAATGGTCGTCCTGTATTCTCTGTTGTTTGCTCATCAGAAGCATCTTATCAGTTGATGACTGAAGCTGGATTCCGTGACGATGTACGTTACAACAACGCTAAAGTTTCTGACCTTATTGCTCCATTAGGAGTTGAGAAGAGCTTTAGAGGTTTCTACCACTTGATAGATGACCTTGCACCACGTTTCACATTTAGTGGAAGTACAACTCTAACTGAAGTACAGCCATATAAAGCTCAAAGTGCTAGTGGTGGTGACAGTAACAAAGTTATTGTTAATACTGCTTATGATACTGCTGACTATGAGGCTGCCTTTGTTCTTGTTGATAACGTAATGGAGTCTTTGATTCCTGCACCTATCACTAATGCTAACGGGTTATCATTTAACCCTGTTAACTATAAGGGCGACTTTAAGTGGACTAACATCCCTGATGTTAGCTTGAATCCTGATGGAACCATTGGTTTCTTCAGAGGTATTCTTGCTTCTGCGTCTAAGCCGATTAAGACTAACTTTGGTTATATTATTCTGTTCAAGCGTACAAGCACTACACCTGCTGCTTAATTCTAAAGTGGGGTTCCCGTAAAAAGGAACCCCACATAATATTAATTTTAATTATTAAAAATTATGCCAACTTTAGATGATACAACAACGCTACAAAAGAATGTAGCAATCGCAGCTAATGATGCTTTAACGATTGCCAACAAAGATTCAGCTGCATCAAGTCAGATACAACAAATACCTGCGGCTCTTGCGGTTGAGGGGTTTACTCACGCTTGGGTGGTAAACTACGACAATGCAACACTAGCTGCTGATAGCTCAGGGGCTTGCGCTTTAAGTCTTTATACCTTTGCTGCAAATCAAATAGTAACTAAAGCTAGATTATTAGTAACGGAAGCATTCACTAACAGTGCTACCATGAACACTTGCCCGATTGATGTAGGACAGAGTGGGGACTCTGGCGATGACGACATTATTGACGCTTGTGCTGGACACACTATTGGGTTTGAAGAAAACTCAGGGGGTTCTTTAACAGGAGACAATGAAGCTCAAAATTTCACGCCCACGGCCTCTGGAACTCTTGAGCTTACATTTACTCCAAGCGATAGTGCCACTTGTAACAACTTTACTGCGGGCCAAGTAGTTCTTTTAATGGCTATTACTACTATAGCTGATTATAAAGACATTGTTCCTGCTACGTAATCAATAACATAACAAATCACAATAATCCCCGATCCTCTTGAAAAAGTAGGGGATCGGGGTTATTTTTGTATGAACATTTAATTATTATGCCAACTGTAGGAAAAAAGAAATTTAAATACGATGAAGAGGGTATGGCGGCTGCCGAAGCGGAAGCTGCTGACTCTGGACAAGAAATGAGCATGGTGGATAAAGTAGATGATACGTTATCTGGCTTAGGCTCCCCAGAAGAGTCCCCAGAACCAGAGATGATGGCTGAGGATGTGCAACCAGATCTTGCTGAAGAAGTAGCTGAAGAGACGGAGGAAACAGGAATGCCTGATCAAGGTATGCTTATGCAATTGTTTAGGATTGTTTATAGGGAGGACTTTGATCCTGCTAACCAGCAACACCAATCACAGCTTTCTGTTATAGAAAATACTCTCAATGACAATCCAGAAATGGTTGAGCGGTTAAAAGACGGAGATATGACTATGACAGATTTTGCTTTAAGAGTTTACAAAGGAATGTCTCCTATGGGTGATCCCCCAACGACTTCTCCTCCTGTAACTCCAGAGGCTCCAGAAGGCACATCTTACTTTGCATAATGGCTCTCACTAATTTGACATTATCCCAGCAATTATCTGCTAACTTAACTTCAACGGGAATAAAAGGTAACATTCCTGTAGGAGGAACTAACAACACAGATATTACGGCTGAAGATGCAGACTACATATATGAGTTTGTCATTGAGTCAGGACATGCAGATAATCAAATAACTTGGAACTTAGGAACTAATCAATTAACCAGTACAGGTTCAGGAACAGCCCCCTATGTTAGTCAGACTTTAGGAGCGACTATTAGAGATGCTAACGGGGACGCAGTCCAAACATCGGGTTCAGGAGATGATAAAGTTGTTGCTATATATTATGAGACTGAAGCAGCTAATACAGGAAACATACAAATTGCTTCAGGCACAGCTACTTTTGGGACTTTAACTCTTGATGCAGGCGAGGGAACTACTTCGGGAGTACGTGTACCACGATCTGCTTTAATTGTTCCTAGATGGGAAAACGCCACGGGGACTGTTACGTTTGATTTTTCCCAAGCAGGGGACAAGATAAAAGTAATTTACTTAGGTAAGACATAATAAATGGCTATTTCTTCTACAAGAAGGCAACGTATAATTGAGTTCTCAACTCCCAAAGTTGCAGATCTTGTAGTTGTTGAGCGGAAAGATGCTAGTAAAAACCTACGCTCTGCTGACTCTGCCGACGATACTACTTACGGCACACCTCATCCTGATACTAATAACTTTCCTAATTTTAAATTAGGGCTTATCAAAAACGATGATGATGAGCAAGGTCAGTTTCAATTATGGTATTATGTAAAAGATAGGGGTGAGGGATCGCAGGACGATTCTCAAGATGACTACAACTGGGAGTTTCAAGCTGCTGGCGTAGGTAATTCTAGATATGATAGTGTTGTCCGAACATACGTAATAGCTCGTTCGGACTACAATGAAGCAGATCCTGTAATTAACTCTGCTATGCCCATAACGGATAGTGACCCTTTTGAGTTAGCAGATAGTTATGTTCTCTTTGAAAAGAAACAAGTTCGTTCTGGAGATGAGACTTTAGATTCTTTGTATGTGGTAGAGCAAAGAACTTACGTTAAAAAAGTTCCTATCCGTAGGATTGATCTAGACGAGACTTTTGATGAGCCTTTACGCTCTAAAGAAACAATCTTTTATAGAGGGGAGAATCCGACTAAGACAACAATTTTTGGAGAGACTGATAATGCATTACCGATGAACCCTGTTAAGAACACGGCTCAGACATTTGCTTTAGGTAAAACAGCTACTGTTACTGGGTCTATTCCTTTTTTCGGCACTAAGATAATACAAATTGGGAGTGGGTTAGATAAGTTTGGAGTCCTTTGCGAAGGCAGACAGATATCAGATAACTGGTACGCTGTAGCTGAACGTGAATTAATTAAAACTGATGCAAACAACATTGTTGACACATACATTACATATCAAAACTTTTCTTGGCCCCCTGTCCTTTCTGGCATTGTCGTTGATCGCTGGACTAGGCGTGATGGAGGTGCTGATCCTGTTGAATATCCTATATACAAGCGTGGTGCTTATTCTGGGCCAACTAGGGTTGAAGTAAAAATTTATTGGAAAGATACTCCTTGGACTATAGGATCATCAGCTGATGGTTCAGACACTGAACTAGCTTTAATTAAGCCACTGCACCCTGAACCAATTTTATTCCAGTCTCCTATTGCTAGTGTTAGTGTCCCTCCTACTCTCCATGAAAGATTTCGTATTGTAGCTGGTACAGGAACAAGTCATCCTGTATATACTTATAAGGGAACAACTTGGACTTATAATGCTACAAACTATACGGACTGGCCTAATGAGTTAGTAATACAAGATTCTCAAAAACCTTATAGAGGGGGGTATTTAAGAGAAAGAATAAAAGCATTTATTCCAGAAGTAGGTGATTGATGGCAGTTGATGAATTCAGTGATTATCCAGATACAGGAGCAAGTGGTTCTCAGGAATACACTTCGCCTGAAGATGCGTCTATAGATTTTACTTCTCAAAACCCAAGAACTGATTATGAACCTCCCCAACCTGATGTTGATTATGGTGTGGGGGCTACAGGCAATGTTTCTACTTCGGGCAGAACAAATTCAGGCGGTGGTTTAGTTGCTCCTTTTATACATCCTTTTAAACTAGAAAAGTTTACTAATCCTGATGATAATTCTACAAAGGTTAGGATTTATGAGGGCGATGTATATGCGAAGATAGATACTTTCCAGTTAGATCTTATAAGTCTAACTACTTCTGTTGAATCTTATAGTACTGCTGACCCCCCAGCAGGCCCATCTACGAAGGAGCAGTCTCTTGGTAGTCATAGTATAACTTTCTCAGATGTAACAGCTCAAATGCCACAGCATCAACACGATGTAGATGGAGGAACAGTTCTTATACCACAACATAAGCACCTTGCTAGAGATTCATCTGAAGACGGTTTGGTTATGCCAAACCATAAACACGCTGCGGGTTCTAATTTAACAGCTACAGCAGGGAGCACATCAGCAGACACAGGGTATGCAGGAGCTCATTCACATTCAGCAGGTACTTATAAAATTCCTGATCACCAACACATTCAAGGTGGTACTGCTAAAGCAAAGACAGGAACTGGATCAGGGGGGATAACAACAGGAACTACAGAAGACGCAGGAAGTCATTCACATGGTTCAGGTGGTTACAATATCCCTGAGCACAATCACAAAGCACAAGAAGGAAGCAATAAATTATTAATCCCTCAACACACCCATCTTCCTAGAAATTCAGGTAGTGACGGCTTAGTCATACCAGACCATGTACATAGTGCGGGTACTGATAGTACTAATCTTAAAGCAGATAACCATACACATTCTATGGCTTATTCTGTTAATACGGGAACCGCTGTTAGTAGTGGCAGTTCGTACTCTCCTTGTAATGATACAGGTCATTATCATAATGTAGCTATCTCGCAAAATACAGGAAATATAAGTGTAGGGTCAAACATTGATGTTTCAGGAGATACCGACGGAGTAAAAGATCACGATAGTTCAGATGGTTCTGAAAGGTTTGTTACAGGGAATACAGGAAACGTCGATACTTCTTCTAGCACTGCTTTAGAGATAACAGGAAACACTGGAGGATTATCTACCTCTACTCTTACCGCAGTAACAGGAACCTCCGCAGTCCAAGCTGCTCATGGACATACCTACAATAAAGATGATCATTCACATGATTTAGATGATAACACGCAAACGGGTAATATTTACGACAAAGCAAATAACGATCTGATAATAGGAAATTCCTCAACCGAATCAAGCCATAAACACTCTTACACTAAAGATGATCATACACATAGTGTTACAGGAGACACGACAGAGGTTACAGACTACGATTCAGATGTTAATGAAAAGAGAGTAACAGGTGAAACAGGAAGCATTAAGAACTACAGTACAGAGGATAATAAAAAATGTACAGGTACAACAGGAGATGTAAGAGTTGGGTCTTCTTCAACTCTTCCTAATTTTACTATTTCAGTTTCAGGAAGTTCATCTTCATCAGGCTTAAATCATTCTCATTTAGTCCCTGCTTTAGAGAGCTCATCTACAACACACAAGTTTGTAGCTATATCAGGACAAGCGGAAGCTCCCTTATCTACAGCTACTAATTTTGCAGGTACTTTTAATAAGCCTATTCAGCTTGATGATGGTACAGATACTGTGTTCATGTACCATGAGTCTTCTCATTCTAGCGGAGATTTCTACGTAAAATGGGTAATAACTATAAGTGAGGCTGCGGTAGTACAAAATATAGTAGGAAGTATAGAGCGAGTAGCCGTAGGCGCAGGAGCCCCCGCAGATATTTCCTTTGGTGCTTTAACTCAACATAATACTACTAAAGCTTTATCGAGAGATCCTGCTAGGTTAACAGGAACATTTCATCAGAAGATAGGTTCAGTAAGTGGGGACAGTGTAGACCAAAAACAATTTAGCAATATTAACTGGAGTATGACGGTTTTACCTGCGGTTTCATAGCCTTGAAAAATGCTTATTTTCTTTTATATTAAGGTATCGTGCCAGCTAAAACTACAGAACAATTATTCGCTACCCATTCTCAATATTTAGACGGTTCGGCCTCAGAGCAAGAAGATTTCCGTAATGCATTGAATGAGGTCATGCCACGTATTTATAAGATGGGGTATTGGCGTGAAATGCTTGTTGAACATACGCAGGATGCTTCAGATGGTTATGTATCCCTTCCGCAAGATACCGACTCAATAGTAGCTGGAATACTAGACGACAACCCATTACCTGTCCGTTCTTTGTGGCACGACTACAAAATGTTAGGGACTAATTCTCAAGATGACACTTTATTGGGGGCTTTTATCGATGATGGTTACGCCCCTACTTATAGAGATCTTGTATCAGGGAGTAAGTATAAAATACAATACCATACATTAAAAGGACTTAATTTTGATACAGAACCTAGTGTTGGAAATGTTATAATTAAATATAGAAAACATGAAGATGGTACAGGTTCGGGATCGACTGCTTTAATTGGTGATGCAACAAAATTAGAAGGGGCTTCTTATAATGAAGCTACTAAGACATTTGCAGGGGCATCTCAATCAACTTCTGTAGATATGATTATACATCAAGATGTCACCGATATTTTATCTATTACTTGGGTTGGCTTTGAAGAAGATCATCCTATTCAAATAACAGCTAAATATAATGGTGTAGCTGGGGGTTCAACTTCTAGTGACTCCACTAAAGATTTACTTTTAGCCCAAGTAAACTCCGCTAATGGATCTTCAAGGTATAGAAGATTTAGAATAGGGGGGACTAATGCCACTTCATCGGCTCACATGCTTTTAAAGCGTAAGTGGGTAGATGTTGATAGTACTACTGATTTAGTTCACATGCCCTCTAACTCTCTTTTGAAGCATGCCCTTTTAGGAAAGTTAGCAGAGGATAACGCAGATTTAGAAAGAGCTCAGTACCACTGGGGGACTGTCTCACAACTTTTAGAAGAAGACACTGACTCCTATAGAGGAGCCGCTAAACCAACTTTAAAGATATCCCCCAATGGTGTGGGGGGCAGTGTACTAGGAATGTATTAAACAATTTAACAATAAAACAAATTATATTATGGCTGAAAATAGAACATTAAAAGGAATATACGGAGAAGCAGGAGCTGTCTTTGAAAATGGAACTACTGAAATAACAGGAGAATTTTGTGCTATAACTATCATAGCGGATGCCCAGTTTCATACACTTATATGGCCCGAACTGACTGACAATGGTCAAGATGGGGGTGTTGTGCATGCTGATAGAAAGTTGGCTGAAGATACAGATTCTGGAGCTACAGATCCACAAACAGTTCCTGCGGGAGTTACTCTTTATGGGCAGATATCTAAATTCAAATTATTTAGTGGGGCTGTTATAGCATATAATGCTTCTAAGTAATCATGGCCGAAATATCACCCATAGAATTAAAGAGGGGTAAATCAGTTAATGTATCTTTAGCGTTTTCCCCAAGTAGTGCAACGCCTGTTGCAAATGGGTCTGCTTCAGCAGGAGCAGATACTGTAACGATTGATGCTTTGGAT